CTGATGGTTATTGCGACACTCTTCGCAGCAGCAGCACCCTTGACATGTGCCTCTACTCAGCCAACACCTGCTGTTGCAGTCGCCCAACAGCCACCAGAAGACGAAGAAGCTGACGAGACAGGGTTGGTGACTGAACTTGAAGATAAAGGCTGTGATAAGGCTATTGAATCCATACAAGAGCAGTCAACAAGAATAGATGAAGGTATGTCTGAGATCCAGAAAGACATTAAAGAGCTTAAGAAAAGAAAAAAGACAAAAACAAAGACAACAACTAAAAAGAAGATAAAAACAAAGAAAGTTATTGACAAGTAAGTTTTAAAGTGTTATATTCTAAGAAAGGAGAAAGAAATGAGCAATCTTTTAGAACAAATTAGAGAATTAGTTGCAGCAACTGAAGAGGACTGTGAAAAGTTCTATGACAAGGGAAATGCAGCAGCAGGAACAAGAGTTCGCAAGAACATGCAAGAGTTAAAGCTGCTTGCACAAGAGCTTCGTTTGAATGTTCAGAAAACGAAGAACGCTGACAAGTAATGTCATACCGCCCTCTGCCGGATTGTCTTACAATTGATCAATCTGATATAGAGGGCATTGGCTTGTTCGCAAAGGAAGACATTCCCTGCAACACAGAATTTGGAATCAGCCATGTTAAAGACTGGAGATTTCCAAATGGATATTGTAGAACACCACTTGGAGGGTTTTTTAACCATTCAGAATATCCAAACTGTGAAGCTTATGAGAATTTTGAAGTGATAAGCTTAAGAAGCATTAAGGATATAAAAGAAGGCGAAGAACTTACCGCAAACTATTGGTTATATAAATTATAAAATGATTATCTTTAAGAAATATTACCGACTATTTATGAGTATGAACATCTTGGGGGGTAAAATGGAATGTTCAATAAACTCAAGAAAGCCGGTGCGGCATATATCGCATTTGGAATCGGGACCATCTTTGGCTCCATTGTCGCCTCGGTGGTGGGCACATTAATTTATCAAGTTGTTACAGGAAACAAAGACGCAGCAAAAATATTACAAATTACAGAGTGTTTAGAAGAGAGGGTGGAAAAATAACTACCCCCCCCTAAGTCCGTTGGCTGGACTGAGTTAGCCTAAAACCATTGGTGACTCGAAAAAGCCCTTTCGCCCTCTCTTCTTCTTTGAAAGCCATCGCTTTGTCGGTGGCTTTCTTCTTTCTGGAACTATTTATCAGTAAGGGTCAAGGCTCGCAAAAGGAAAGTAAATGAAGAAAATTTATGTTTTGGACACCAGTGTCTGCTTGTCTGATGCCAACTGTATCTTTGACTACGACAATAACGACATCGTTATTCCTCTCAAGGTGTTAGAGGAGATCGATGGGCACAAGAAGCGACAGGATACTGTCGGAGCCATGGCGAGAAGCATCATTCGTAAATTTGATGAGTTGCGCACAAAAGGAACGCTCCAAAAGGGCGTGAGACTCGGAAAGGGCAAGGGCATCTTAAAGGTTGCTTCGCATGGAGTTTCAGCTTTGCCTGATGATTTGGATTGCGAGCATAACGATCACATCATTATTTCTACTGCTCTCACAGAAAAATCTTTTCATGACAAAAGAAAAGTTATTCTTGTAAGTCGCGACATCAACATGCGAGTCATCGCTGACTCCATCGGTATTCTGTCAGAGGATTACAACAAGAATCAGGCAATAAGGAAAGAAAGCGAGCTTTATTCAGGCTTTGTCAAGTATCTCGTCGATGAGCAAGTGGTTGATCAGTTCTACTCTGGAGAAAGTGTCTTCATTGAAAAAGACGATAAAGTTGGATTGCTCCCGAACCAGTTTATTATGCTCGTCTCCAACACAAATGAGAAGAAGACTGCCCTCTGTCGCTTCTTGGGTTACATGTGGCCACTACAGCCCATCAGAGCATACAAGGAAAAGCTCTGGGGAGTAAGGGCCAGAAACAAAGAGCAGACATTCGCTCTTGATTTGCTAATGAATCCAGAAATCCAGATTGTATCTCTCATTGGCAAGGCAGGCTCAGGAAAGACACTATTAGCCATTGCAGCGGGACTAGAGCAAGTCGTAGGCAGAGAGACGGCAATGAGCACGGCTTTCAACGACAAGGGCTTCTCAGGCGGCTTATATAAGCGTTTAATCGTGTCCCGCCCCATACAGCCTATGGGAAAAGACATTGGTTTCCTTCCCGGCGATGTAGAAGATAAGATGAAGCCATGGTTGGCTCCTATTGAGGATAACCTGAAGTACCTTACAGGCGACGACAACTCTACACTGGAAATGTACATGGAGAAGGGCATCATCGAGATGGAAGCGCTCACTTATATTCGAGGGCGTTCCATTGCAAATGCTTTTATCATTATTGATGAGGCGCAAAACCTCTCTCGACATGAAGTGAAGACTATTCTTACGCGAGCAGGAGAGGGGACAAAAATTGTCCTTACTGGCGACATCGAACAGATAGACAACATTTACATTAACGAGACATCGACAGGCCTAGTTCATGCCGTAGAGAGGCTGAAGAAGTTTGACATTGCTGGGCATGTTACCTTAAGAAAGGGCGAGAGATCTAAGTTGGCAACTGTCGCAGCAAAAAATTTATAATTAATACTTGACATTGCATCCAATTTGGGTTATATTATAGGAGTTAACTTAAAGAGGTCAGAGCATGACGGACAAAGAGACGCCACTGAAAGATTTTATAATCGATTATGTGGGAGAGAAACTATCTTCTGATGAAGAAGTTACTGTTGAAATGATTGTAGAAGTTCTAGCAGAAGAGTTCCCAGAATTCTTAATGCTAGTGGCTGAAGAAAACTGGATTCGTGGATACGAGCAGGGTTTAGCTGATGTTTCTGAGGGCGAAAGACTCATGAATGAATCGGCCGGAAGCAATGAAGAATAATAAAATACAAGAAGCAATATTGCATTCCCTTGGTGAAGCAAAAAAGTCACAAAAGGAGTATTTTTTAAATCACATATATGTTTATATTGTAAACGATATGGAAGCCTCCGAGCCAGATAAAGAGGGTGTTTCCGTGCAGGAAGTACTTGAAAATATAAAAAATTTAGTTCCTGCTCACCTGATGCAAGAGATCGATTCAATATATATTGGCACTTTTGACATTTTTGAGAGCAGGGATATCAACGCCATGTACGATGCTGGCGCGATATATGTATCAAACATTCAGAGTAGTGCCAAAGACATGGTTGACGACATTATCCACGAATTCGCCCACTCATTAGAGGAAAAACATGGTGGACTTATCTACAGTGATGGCAAGCTATCACGAGAGTTCTTGGGGAAGCGAAGGAAACTTTTCTTTACTATGCTCAATTATCCTGAATTTGAGGGAGTAGATAAATATATGAGACATTTTCTTAAAGAACTAGAATTTAATGAAGAATTAGATGTCTATTTGGCTAAGGAAATAGGATATCCAACGATCCTTAATTTGACAAAAGAATATCTTAATACTCCGTATGCCATAACATCATTGTCAGAGTATTTTTCAACAGGATTTGAAGATTATTTTGTTGATATGAAGCTTCGCGAATATTTGGGAAAAGTAAGCCCAGCACTTTATAAAATTTTGAACACTTTAGAAATAGGAGAATATGATGGACATTAATTTTAAAGATTTAACAATCAACAGAGAGGGTGGAAAAATTATAGTTTCCGCATCTTTTAAAACCCCGAAGCCTTCGGAAGCAACTCTTGAGATAAAATATGCAAACTCTCAAGAAATTAAAAAGCTTCTAAAGCAGAACAATATTGAGTTTGGAGAACTTTTAAAAAACGACACATTGGATACAAGATATCCAAAAACAATGTCTGCTGAGTGGATATTCTCTGAGCCAGTTAAGCCAGTTAAAAAAGTTAAGAAAGCCGCGGCAACTACAAGCAAGCCGGCAAAAAAAGCTACTTCGTCGAAGTCATACGGCATAAAAAAGAAAACAACTAAAAAAGAGGTGTAGATTGTCACATATATCTTTTTCAGAGCTTAAACTCTGGGATCAATGTGCTTATTATCACAAATTAATCAAGATTGATAACCTTAAGGGTTTCGTCGGCAATGAATTCACTGCGTTTGGCAATGCGGTGCATAATGTTTGTGAGGGCATCTTATTAAAGTCACGCAGGAACCCTGAAGAAGTTTTTCTTTCCAGCTTTATCAAAATTGTCGATGGACTGGAGGAAGATGGCGTGCCAATGGATCAGAAGCTGATTGATGACATGGGAGAGCAAGGCTTAAGTCTCCTCCCAGAGATTGAAGGAGCTTTGGATTTATATTTTGAAGATTACAAGGTAATCAGCGCTGAAGAAAATCTAATGGTGCCAACAGATGAAGAGGGATATATGTTCAAGGGCTTCATCGATGGAGTCGTGAAAACTTCTGATGGCAAATATCATATATTTGATTGGAAGACTTGCTCTTGGGGGTGGGATTCTCGACGAAAATCGGATCCTATGACAACTTATCAGTTAACGCTATACAAGCATTTCTATGCCAAAAAACACGGCATAGATCCAGACAATATCGAGACTCACTTTGCTCTCCTGAAAAGAACAGCAAAGAAGAACAAAGTTGAATTTTTTAGAGTCACTAGCGGCAAGCTAAAAACAAAGAGAGCTTTGACGCTCTTGACAAAAGCTGTCAAAAATATCAAAGCCGGCAATTGCGTCAAGAATCGTTTAGCCTGCCAAAAGTGTGAATTTTACAAAACAGTACACTGTACTTAAAAGAAGGAAAATATGAATAAAAAAATTAAAATTTTAACGATTTCTGATCATCCTCTGTCTCCTTCTGGGGTTGGGACGCAAACAAAATATGTTATCGAAGCTTTGCTGAAGACAGGAAGATACGAAGTACTTAGCTTCGGAGGGGCAATCAGCCATGAAAATTATGAGATGTCAAAGGTTGAGCCATATATGGATGATTGGAGAATATTGCCAGTAGACAATTATGGCACACAGGAACATATCCGTTCCTGTCTGCGCTCCGAAAAACCAGATATCCTATGGTTCATGACGGATCCTAGATTTTGGGGATGGCTGTGGGAAATAGAAGACGAAATCCGAGCGAATGTACCAATGGTATATTATCATGTCTGGGATAATTATCCAGCACCAGAATTCAATAAAGTTTTTTATCAATCTAATGATGTTGTCGCAACGATATCTAAAGTTACCGACGATATTGTTTCAATTGTCGCCCCAGATGTGGAAAGGCACTATGTCCCTCACGCAATTGATCCAGAGTTCTTTCACCCGCTCCAGAAAGAAGACATAGAGCCTTTCATGATTGATCTGTTTGGGGTTGAGTCTATGGACGATATTGAACCTAGGTTCACTTTTTTCTGGAACAATCGCAACGCAAGAAGAAAACAATCTGGAACTTTGATATATTGGTTTAACGAATTCTTGGATAGAGTTGGTAGAGATAAAGCAAGGCTAGTCATGCATACTGATCCTAACGATGCGCATGGGCAGCCATTAGTGCATTTATGTCAGAAGTTTGGGTTAACGAACAAAGAGCTTATGTTGTCGATCGACAAGCTCCCTCCTCAGTATCTGAATAATCTTTATAACATGGCAGATTGCACTATTAACATTTCTGATGCCGAAGGGTTTGGATTGGCTACTCTAGAGTCATTGAGCACCGGCACTCCAATCATCGCCACCATGACTGGTGGACTGAAGGAGCAACTCACAGACGGCGAAGAGTGGTTCGGAATAGGCATTGAGCCATCGTCCAAGGCTCTCATTGGTTCTCAGCAGGTACCATATATCTTTGAAGACAGAATCAATAAAGAAGATTTTATGGATGCTTTGACAAAGATGATGAATATGCCAGAAGGAGATAGGAGAGAACTTAGCAGAAAGGGATTGGGACATGTAAGAAAGAATTATAATTTTGAAGATTTTGCAAAGAAATGGGTAGAGCTTATGGATAGCGTTTATGAAAAACATGGCTCATGGAAAGACAGGAAACTATACAAAAACTGGACACTTAAGGAGATAGCATGAGAAAGAAAATAATAGTTCATGGGCCCGTACTAACGCGCTCAGGATATGGAGAGCAGGCTAGGTTCGCACTAAGAGCGCTTAGAGAACATCAGCATATGTATGATATATATGTGCATCCAATCAATTGGGGCAAAACTAGTTGGATACAGGATGATACACCAGAGCATGCATGGATCGACTCCCTGTGTATTAAAACCAGAGACTACGAACAGTCACCCCACACAGGCGCGCAGTATGATATATCTTTGCAGATAACGATTCCTAACGAGTTCCAAAATATGGCACCCATCAACATTGGATATACAGCAGGGATAGAGACTACAAAGGCTGCACCAGTCTGGCTGGAGGCTTGCAATCACATGGATAAAATTATTGTTGTATCCAATCATTCTAAAGAGGTGTTCATGAACACTGTATATAAGGCACCTCATCCCGAAACAGGGCAAGAGGTTACACTAAAAAGCGAAACTCCGATAAGTGTCGTTAATTATCCTGTCCGAGCAAAGAAGCCAGAAGAAGACTTTGAGCTAAATCTAGATTATGATTTTAATTTTTTAGCAATTGCACAGTTTGGCCCAAGAAAGAATCTTCCAAATACAATTGCTTGGTTTATGCAGGAATTTAAGGACGAAGAAGTTGGTTTGGTGCTAAAAACCAGTCTGGCTAAAAATTGTCTTATGGATAAAAACCATACGGAAATGAACATCAGGCAGATAATGGAAAACTTTAAGGATAGCAAGTGTAAGGTATATCTTCTTCATGGAAACATGTCAGAAGAAGAGCTTTCGGCTTTATACCAACATGAAAAGATTAAGGCTTTCGTAACCATCGCTCACGGCGAGGGCTACGGGCTGCCAATCTTTGAGGCTGCCTATTACGGCTTGCCTGTCATTGCACCAGGCTGGAGTGGGCAGAACGACTTTTTATATGCACCACTAAAGGATAAGAAAACCGGAAAAGTTAAAACCCGCCCATTATTTTCGAGAGTAGAATTCACATTGGGCCCCGTACAAAAAGATGCGCTTTGGGAGGGAGTCATAGAGAACGGATCAATGTGGTGTTACCCTGAAGAGTCTAGCTTTAAAGAGCAAATGAGAAATGTAAAAGAATCATATAGCAAGGCAAAAAACCGAGCCAAGAAGCTAAAGAAGTATGTAACTACAAACTTTACAGATGAAATAATGTATGAGAACTTCGTTGATGCCTTGCAGACAGAGGAGGCACAAGCTCCGGCACAGGATGCATCACAGAACATAGTGATGTTATGAGAATAGTATATTGTGCCCAATTTAGGGATACAGCAGGATACGCTGTTGCAGCAAGAGGTTATCTTAAGGCTCTGGATGCATATCTAAAAGAGAATCCAGATGCTTTTGAGTTGAAAATATACTCTACCGTCATAACAGAGTCTGACAACCTGTCTTCGGAGGAGTTGGCGCTTATTGAGAAGTACGAGTTCCAGAATGATCATGATATTGATCAAATGGTTCGACAAAGATATACTTTTTTATGGCACATGCCAACGCCTCTTTTGACATTTGCTGATGACAAGTTTCGTCCATCTCCAAATTGCAGTCCGTCAGTTCTAAAACTACAGAATGCATCAGATAGGAATATAAGCATATGCACTTGGGAAACCGATTCTGTTCCTTGGGAATGGAAAAAGGTGTATGAATATTATCACACTGATAAAGTAATTGTTCCTTGCGAATGGAACAGAGAGCCATTTGAAAAAGCAGCCGGCTGCGAAACGACAGTTATTCCTCATGTTATTGAGGAAAATATGACGCCACCAAAGGAATTAAACTTGCCTGTCAAGCTTGATGATAAGTTTACAGTATTGTCAATATCTCAGTGGACGAAAAGGAAAGGATTTGATATCCTTCTCAAAGCCTGGGCTGCTGAGTTCACAAAAGAAGACGATGCCATTCTGATACTTAAAGCATATGCTAGTGGAACACATAATGTCGAAGCAATGCAGAATGAAATCAGGTATTACAAACATGACATGGTTAACCCGAAATATGCGGATCCTGTTGACAACAATATTATTTTAATACCAGGATTCCTTCCTTTTGAGAATATTAATTGGCTATACGAGAACTCTGATGTTTTTGCGCTAACCTCTAGGGGTGAAGGCTTCGGCTTGCCAATCGCTGAGGCGCTGACTAAAGCATTGCCGGTGCTGGTGCCGAAGAAAGGAGGACACACGGGCTTTGTTCATGATGATGCAGCATTTCTTGTAGACGGACACTGGGACACATGTCTTTTCGGTGTTGTGCCATACGAGAATGATGGAGAATGGTATGAGTGTCATGTTAATAGCACAAGAAAGCAGCTAAGAAAAGCATACAACCTATGGAAGAACAAAAGAGAAGAACTGGAAGACATGGGCAAGTCCGGCAGTGACAATGTTCTTTCCGGAGACTACTCTCCGCTAAAGATAGGAGAGATGATATATGAGACTGCTAAGAAATCTGATGAAACATTTGTGCACACAACTATGTCTGGCACCAGCGCCATCACGGAGAAGCGGCTTGATATCAAATCTAGGCTTCGAAAGCTTCCAACTCTTGACGAGAAGGTAGCGCTGCTAAAAGATTCTTTTGAGGGAGAAACTTGTTATATACTCTCATGCGGTCCATCTCTGTCAGATTACGATCCAGAGCTTTTAAGGAGCATGCTAAAGAACAAATTGGTTTTTTCTGTAAAGCAAGCATATGAAAAATTCCCATACATTACGGATTTTCATTTCTTTAACTGTGCAAACATGCCGGCACCAACGAAGCCTCCACTTTGGGAGCACTACATATATGATAAAATGTCGCCAATATCTATCGCTAGCAGCAATTATTCTCACGGGCAACGCTGGAGCAGATTCCAAAAATCAGATTTGTTTTTCAAGGTACCAATCAGAACGGAGATAGACAATGAGTTTCTTTCTGTGACAAAAGACTTTGAAAAATATACTTTGGACAATCAAATAGAGCGCCCCTGCGGCCCGGGCATAATGTATGAGACAGTTTTATACGCAGCGCTGCACCTTGGAGTAAAGAAAATAGTTGCACTTGGGTGGGATCTGTGTTATAATAACCCTAAAGAACTGGATGATTATGAACATTTCTTTGGAACAACCGAGTCTTTACACAATCGAGGAGATATTCTAGATTGGGAAATCGATTCAACCAGAGAAGCGTCAGAGCATCTTTATAAATGGTTAAAGGAACGCGGTGTACATCTTGAGCTTGCATCAGATAAAAGTTCTCTTTACGAAGAAATACCGAGAGTACAATTATGAAAAAAACATATGTCATAGCAGAAATTGGAATTAACCACAACGGCTCCATGGAAAATGCTAAAAAACTTATAGACATTGCTGCCGTCTCTGGCTGTGATGCTGTAAAGTTCCAGAAAAGAAATCCCGATGTATGTGTTCCGGAACACCAAAAGGGTGTAATGAGGGATACTCCATGGGGCAGAATGACATACTTGGACTACAAATATCGTGTCGAATTCGGCAAAGAAGAATATGATGAAATTGATGCATATTGCATATCCAGAGGCATTGCATGGTCTGCTTCTCCATGGGACATTGACAGTCTTGAGTTTTTGATGCAGTACGACATTCCTTTTTTGAAGCTTCCGTCTGCTATGATGACAAACGAAGAGCTAATGAGGGCGTCAGCCAGAACAGGCAAAAAGATTATTTTCTCTACAGGCATGAGCACAATGAGCGAAACAGACGAAGCAGTTCGGTGGATGAGAGAAGAAGGGGCAGAGTTTAGCTTGTTGCATTGCAATTCAACTTATCCAGCACCACTAGAGGAATTGAATCTATCCTGTATAGGCACCCTGAAGGCTCGCTACGGCTGCGAAGTGGGCTATAGTGGGCACGAGTTCAGATTGGGCACTTCTGTCGCCGCAATCTACCTAGGGGCATCTATAATTGAAAGGCACATAACTCTCGACAGAACAATGTGGGGCTCTGATCATTTGTCATCCATAGAGCCACAAGGGCTAATTAAGCTAGTCAAAGGCATTAGGGAATTAGAAATGGCTTATGGCGATGGAATTAAAAAGGTAACCGAGGGCGAAGAGCCCATACGCAAAAAACTTAGGGGGTAATTTGAGAAAGAAGATATTAATAACCGGTGGCACTGGCTCTCTGGGCAAGGCTTTGATTAAGAAGATTAAAAATCTGGGATGGAAGATAATCGTTTACAGTCGGGACGAGGCAAAGCAGGCGCTTGCCTTTGGTTCTGATCCTGATATTATTAGAGTGATTGGGGATGTCCGAGATCTTACGAAGATAGACACAACAATGAGGTTGCATAAGCCAGATTATGTAATCCATGCAGCAGCCCTCAAGAGGGTTGACGATATGGAGTTTCATCCAGATGAATGTATAAAAACAAATGTCATGGGATCTCAAAATGTTGCAACAGCAGCTTTGGCAAACGATGTCAAGAAATGTATGCTGATTTCTACTGACAAAGCATGCCAGCCAATAAATGTTTATGGCTCCAGTAAGTTTATCGCCGAAAGAATATTTACAAACTTTGATTACAACTCTAGCAGCACAGTTTTCGCATCCGTTCGATACGGAAATGTCATTGCAAGTCGTGGCTCTTTTATTCCTTTGTGGATGGAAAAAGTAAGAAATAATGAGCAAATTCCAATCACATCTTTTGATTGTAGTAGGTTCTTGTTTACGCTTGATGATGCAGTCGACACTGTTCTGCTTGCATTAGAAACCACGCAAGGTGGTGAGGTATTTATTCCGAAGATAAACTCTTATAAACTTGAGACGGTACTTGATGCGGTATTGGAGATGACTGGCGTTGAAAATGCAGACACTGTAGTCCTCGGCATGCGTCCCGGCGAAAAGATTCATGAGGATATGCTGGCTAAAACAGAGCTTCCATTTACCTACGAAGTTGATGAAACCTTAATGGTGGTTACTCCTCAATACACAAACAAAGAACATACATATGACAAAAGATATGAGGGTTTGGAGTATAACTCTTCCCTGCATCTCGACAACAATGTATCATCTTTAAGAAAAATTATTGAGGTAGGGGTTGGCATTGAGGGATAGAAAGATCTTAATTACCGGCTCAAATGGCATGTTGGGCTCAAGATTGTCTGAAGACTTTAGGCGCATGCCCGTCGAGACGATAAAAGGCCGCGAGCACTTGAATTTGACGAACCTAGAGGAAGCTAGAAAATGGCTATCTGGAAAATTCTATTCTATCATCATACATACGGCAGCCATCACAGATTTGAGAGCATGCGAAGATAATGCGGAAGAAAGCCTTGCTCTGCATGCGACAATCGTCGACACGCTAAAAAAACATTGTGATAAACTGATTTATATTTCAACAATTCCTGTGTGGAACAAAGATGATTATAAAAAAAGTGTTTATTTTGAAACAAAGAAGGCTGGAGAAGAGAAAACATTATCTAGTGAAGGAAATTTAGTAATCCGCACAAATCTTTTTGGCCCTTCGAATCTTGCAGAGTGGGCAATAAATAAGCTATCTAATAAAGAGCCAATCGATGGGTTTGAGAATAGTTTTTTCAACCCTGTACATGTTGGTCAGTTATCTAAATTTATAAAGAGAGAGTGCACCGACAGTTCGAAATTCTCAAAATCACTGTGTACTGTCGCTTCCGATAAGATTATGAGCAAATATAATTTTCTCATAGAAGTGGCAAAAAGAATGGACTTAGATCCTTCGTTGGTTAGGCCAGTGTCAACACCGCGTCAGCAACTTGTTTTAGAGATGCCTGATGAATTATTTTCCTTTAAAGAAGGAATGGAGATGTTAGAAAATGATTATAAAAATAGGAAATGACTTAATTTCAAAAGACTCTAAGACTTACTTTATCGCTGATATTGCAGCAAATCACGATGGAGACATTCAAAGAGCAAAAGATCTAATCAAGCTAGCTAAAGATTCCGGCGCTGATGCCGTTAAATTTCAGCACCATGATGTTACAAAATATGTAAGCGATTATGGATTTAAAAACCTAGGCGGAAAGTTCAGCCACCAGTCTAGTTGGGACAAGACTATCTTTGAAGTATATAAAGATGCTGAAGTTCCGCTAGATTGGACGCTGGAACTTAAGGGGTTATGCAAAGAACTCGAAATTGCGTTTTTCTCTACGCCATATGATTTAGATTTGGTTGACTATCTAGATGAACATGTCCCGGCGTTTAAGATAGGAAGTGGAGATGCGGCGTGGCACGAGATGCTTGAGAAGGTTGCAAAGAAGGGCAAGCCTACTCTTTTGGCCACCGGCGCTAGCACGATAGGCGAAGTGCAGTCAGCGGTTGACATTATCCAGAAGCACAATTCTCAGCTTGTGCTTATGCAGTGCAATACAAACTATACTGCTGATTCGGAGAATCTTAAATACATCAACTTGAATGTGCTGAAAACATATCGTTCAATGTATCCCAACATGATTCTGGGCCTCAGCGATCACACTCATGGCCATGTTACTGTCCTAGGCGCCATCGCTCTTGGCGCGAGAGTGATTGAGAAACACTTTACAGATGACACTAGTCGAGCCGGCCCAGACCATCCATTTTCAATGGACCCAAACACCTGGAGTAGAATGGTTGAGGACACTAGGATGTTAGAGTCTTCAATTGGACACGGCACAAAAGAAGTCCAAACAAACGAACAAGAGACTGTGGTTTTACAACGAAGAGCAATCAGAGTAACAAGAGATGTCTCTCAAGGAGAAGCATTTGATAGATCTATTGTCCAATTCCAGCGCCCTTGTCCGCCCGATGCGATATCTGTAAATGACATAAATTCTTTGACCGGACTGGAGATTAACAAGAACATTATCCATGGAGATTATCTTCGCAGAGAGCATTTTAAGTGGTAGAATATAACAAAATAGCCATCCGTGCCATAGAAAAAGAAGATCTGCCGCTGTTGCATAAGTGGAGAAACAATGAGAACCTAAGAAAGTACTTTAGGGAATATCGAGAATTCTCAATGATGCAAAAGAATAAGTGGTATGAAGACATGACATTCGATAATAATTTCGAAATGTTTATGATAACTGATCAAGAAAAAGAGAGCATGCCCATAGGGGTAACAGGGTTCACTTATATTGATTGGTTAAATCGTCATTGCGACTTGCACTTCTACATCGGACATGACGCTGCATGGATTGACGAGAAGTACGCCCCTGATGCTTTTGAATTGGCTTTAAAGAGGGCTTTTCATTTTTTAAACATGAACAAGGTATGGGCAGAGATTTATGAAATAGACAATAAGAAACTAGATTTCTTTAAAGAAAGAGGTTTTTCTGTCGACGCATGTCATAGGCAACATTATTATTATGATGGTAAATACTATGATTCTTATATCTTGTCTATGTTAAGGGGGGATTATGAAAAGAGCATTAATAATAGCAGCGCACCCTGATGACGATATCTTGGGATGCGGCGCAACCATGAGCAGATTTCAGTCTCAAACAGAGTTCAGGGTAGTTTTTATTGCGGAGGGTACAAGCTGTAGGTTTTCGGATACAGACTGCGAAGATTATGGCGCAGAGTTGACAAAGAGAAATAATTCCGCATTGGATGCCTTGCACGAACTACGAGTGACACAGGTTTTTTTCAACAATCTTCCTTGTGGAAAGCTGGATCAGGTACCACAGATCGAAATAAATAAAATTATAGAGAAGCATGTGAAAGAATTTAAGCCAGATACTGTCTTTACGCACTGGGATGGGGATAGCAACATAGACCACAGAAAGGTTCATGATGCAACGGTGATTGCTACCCGTCCCAGTACACTAGGTTCCGGCGTTGCAACTGTTTTGTGTTACGAAGTCTTGAGCAGTTCAGAGTGGGGATTTAAAGATAGCTTTTCTCCCAACTTGTTTTTTAGCGTTACAGAAAAAGACATCGACAATAAATGTTCGGCATTTAGAAAATATTACACAGAAGGTAATCCCTGGCCTCACCCTAGGAACGATAGTGGAATCGAAGTCCTGAGTAAGTTTCGAGGAATGCAAAGCGGTAATGAATTCTCAGAAGCATTCAGGATATTGAGGGCATGCAAATGAGGGTGGCATGTGTGGGCTATCGTGCTTGGGCTCTAAGAATCTATGAGCATCTTTTGATAAATACGGAACACGAAGTACTGGTAATAGGCTCCAAAGAAAAATATGACAAGAAAATTATTATGGATTACAATCCGGATGTTGTTCTTTTTTACGGATGGAGTTGGAAAATAGAGCCTGAGATTTTTAAAAATTATAAATCAATCATGCTTCATCCCTCTCCCCTTCCTGAGTTCCGCGGAGGCAGCCCAATTCAGAATCAAATTATCAGAGGGGTTGTTAACTCTAAGGTAACACTGTTTGTTATTGGAGAAGAATACGATGCAGGAGATGTTGTAGCACAGGGCCCCCTATCTCTTTCTGGGACAATAACAGAAATTTTTGATAGACTAACAAAGATTGGTACATCTCTTACTGTTAAAATTCTTAGAGAAGGCATGCAGCCAGAAAAGCAGGACGACAGCAAGGCGACTTACTTTTCTAGGAGAAAGCCAGAACAGAGCGAGATTTCTTTGGATGAGATTAAAAATCAAACTGGCGAACACCTTTACAACAAGATCCGCATGCTTGGAGATCCATATCCGAATGCGTTCATTCGGACATCAGATGGTAAGAAATTATTAATTAAATTAGCAGAATTAGGAGAATAAAATGAAAAATAATGAGGGGAAGCTATGATATGGACTAAAGAGCTAAATTGGTTTAATAGTTCTATAACAGACTCTTCTTTTATTTCGCCTGCCGCCACTTTTGCCAACAATCGACGCAGAGGCATTGATTATGTCAAGCAAATATTGGTACCCAACTTAGGAGGAGGAAAGACATTGGTAGATGATGAAATTATTCATCAGGTGAACAGTCGACTAGATAGATTTAAAGGCTCGAAGATTTTAATTCTGGGAGCAGGTCCAACGACAACTGAAGTCAACTGGGAGGCAGATGATTATGATTTTGTCTTCTCAACAAATCATTTTTTCATGAATGATAGAGTTAAAGGCATTAATGTCTCTCTGGCTAATATTGGCGATGAAGTTCGTTTTTCTAACAAAGAATTACATGAGTATTTAGAAAAACATAACACTATGCTTTGTTTTGAAAACTGCGGCAGAGATCCAAAAGAGATGAAAAAATTCAAAGCAAAATATGGTGATAGGGTTTTCTGGGCACACACTCGATATCATTCAAAAATAGGTGCCATACCCAGATTGGTTGTCATCGCAACACTGTTGGGCGCCTTAGAGATACACATAGCGGGGATGGATGGTTATATCCCGACACCACTCTCTGGCAAACACTATCATGCGTTTCAAAAACAGAAAGATCAAACTGGCGCGATAGAAAATTCCAATAAAGAAGAAGAAATAATTGAAAAATATTCTAAACAATTCTTAGTTTTATGGGATTATCTCTTGCATGACATTGGAAAAGATGTTAAGTTTAGAAATTTAGGGCACGGACATCCGTGCAACATAAGCACACAAGTTTTAACAGGAGTTTTAGGTGAAGAATATCAAAGATATTTGCTTGATCGTTCAAGCTAGACTGGGATCACAACGCTGCCCCAATAAGATGATTCGTCCATTTGCTGGTAGTACATTGACAGACATTGCCATAGATAAGGTTTTGGACAGCAAGGTGCTTCCAAAAGAAAACTTTTATTTGGCAGCGCACGAGCCAGAGCTTATTTCTATTGGCAAGAATCGTGGAATCAATGTTTTCGAGAGGAGTGAAAAATCTGCCAAGTCAGAGGGTACCCCGATGACGGAAATCTTCGAATGGTGGGATAAGCTTCCTTATAAGTATGTTTTGATGTTCAATGCTTGTTGCAGTCTGTTATCAACAGAGACTATTGATAAATTTATAAGGCACTATTTACAAACTGATTCTGATGGTTTGTTCGGTGTAATTGAGAAGAAAAACTATTTTTGGAATACAGAGGGCGAGTTGATAACAGAATGGCCAGAAGGAGAGGCAGTGTTGAACACCAAGATGGTGGGTACAACCCTTGAGGCTGCGCACTGTCTTTATGCCGGCTCAATGCCTGCTTTGGGAGAGAATGTCTGGATGGGAGATTACACTCCCAACAGCCCAGAACTATTTGTAGTGCCGGAAGAAGAAACTTTTGATGTTGACTATGAGTGGCAATTCGGTGTAGCAGAAACACTATACAAAGCAAAGCAGGCTCAAGAATGATTTTATATGTTGATATAGATGAGACAATATGCGTATCTCCTGATGATAGAGACTATGCAAAAGCTGAACCCATAAAGAAAAATATAGAGAAAATCAATCAACTTTATGATGAAGGAAATACAATCACATACTGGACAGCCAGAGGAACTGGCTCAGGAATTGACTGGAGAAGTGTGACAGAAAAACAATTTGATAAATGGGGAGTCAAATATCATGATTTGAAATTTGGCAAACCAATCTATGATTTATTTGTAGATGACAAGAACATAAGCTCAGAAGCATTTTTTAAAGGAGAAGATAATGAGTAAAGAACAAAATATGCAACTTTCAGATCAAGCCGTTGGTGCTTTAATGATGGCTTTGCAGAAGTCTTTGATGGAGCAGAGCGATATTGTGCCTGTGATCAAGGGATTCAAGCTTAAGAATTCTGAGGAGGGACTCATGGTAATGAACCCCCCTCTTGTTAAGTTTGATAACGAGAGTCAAGAACAAGATGCCTAGATATTCTTACCGCTGCGAGGACTGTGGTGGCGTATTTGAAACACATCATTCTATGTCTGAGGACTTGGAAGTGTGCGCCATCTGCGCCACCAACGGCTCTCTATCTAGGCTGCCATCTGCATTCACCACAACATCACCAAGTGGGGGTTCGGGTGAACAGCCAGTAGGGGTAGCAGTTAGAGAGTTTATCGAGAACAGCAAAGAAGATCTAAAAGCAGAAAAAGAAAGAATAAAAAAGGAGGAATACAAATGAATATATATACGATTATCATATGCTTGTCAGCGCTAGCACTCTTTTCTATCATTTTAAATGTTGGATTGATATGGTATACGAGACAGGCGCTCCGGCGCTTAGTCTTTGTTTCGGGCAACATGTTAGATTTAAGAACTATGATAGAGGGCTTTGAAAGTCATTTGGAGAAGGTTTATAGTCTTGAAAATTATTATGGAGATGAGACTTTAGGGTTCCTCCTGGAGCATGCAAAAGATTTATCGCAACAACTGGAGGACTATAGGGACATATATACCTTAGTTGAAACTGATGACGAGATTGTTGAAGAAGGAGAGGATGATAATGTCGAAACCGAAGAACCTGCCATCTAAGCCAAAGAGAAAAAAGCAAAAGAGACTTTATTTTACTCAAGTCCATGAGGATGCGATAATAGAATATGCCAAGACTGAAGATATAAAAAGACGCACAGAGTTATATGTCAACCTCATCGGCCCTGCTTTTAATGAGTTGGTTGACAAGATTGTATTTACATATAAATTCACAACACTGTCAAACATAACAGATCTTAGGGAAGAGTGCAAAATCTGGCTGACTACAATACTAGATAAATATGATCAGAGCAAGGGATACAAAGCCTTCTCCTATTTTAGCGTCATTACAAAAAATTGGTTTATTCATAAGGTAAAAGTACAGCGGAAGAAGCGCTTCACCGAAGTCGATTTGGATAACATGTCCAGAGATTCTGAATTAGAGTTTATGTCTATACAAAATCCATGGCTAGAGGAGACAGCGAAGACTCAATTCTGGGCTAGTCTAAAGTCCGAGATGGACGGCTGGAACCCTGAAGGGATGAAAGACAACGAGAAAAAAGTATATGAAGCAGTCAAAATACTTCTAGAGCACCCAGATGATATAGAAATTTTCAACAAGAAAGCTATTTACTTATATCTGAGGGAGATTACTGGGCTGAATACAAAGCAGGTAGTTAATAATCTAAACAAGATGCGCATCAAGTATCGTGTTTTTAAAGTTAAATGGGAAGATGGAAAGATATGAGCAAAGTAGAGGATATTGTACAAGAAGCAATCGATAATGTTCGCGCAGACAGAACTGTCACCAACGAACTTCTGAATGATTTGATTAACTATATGAGCAAAGCCCCAGAACCCCACCGCGATCATGGGCTAATAGCTGCCAAATATGTGGAAACTCAGCAACGCTCAAACGAGCAATTGGTTAAAGCAGCGCAGTTATTGTATAAGCAGCAAGCAGGAAATACCGGCTTGTCAGAGACTGACAAGAAAGATATATATGAGATGCTAGGTTCATCGCCGAGTACTCGCGAACAGGAGAACGACTAAGGATGGCAAATAGCAGCACCTTTCAGTATAGATTTGATCCCGGAATCTTAGGTGATCACGAAGCCATGATAGAGCTTCAGGCAGAAGGTGCGCTGTGGGCAGCCCAGCAATCTATGGAAAGCTTTGGGGTATACGCTAGTATACCGCGTTATGCCGCGCTGGTATTGGAGGAGCCCACAATTTGGCCGCCAACCTCAGAGGCAAACGGTGCTGGAGGCATCATTGGCTCACTATTCGGCGCCAAACCAAGAAAAGCTTGCAGATGCCGCTGTCTCCCTCCGGATGAAAACATACCTAGCCCTGACGCGATATACCCAGATCCATGTGATATTGTTGATTCTCCGGACATCGCGCTTAAGCGGATTTATATGCACCCTCTTTATGTGACGAGCAAAGAGAACGAAGGCGCCGGTTCGGATGAAACGATAGCTATTGGCGATATTGTTTGGGTGGACAGGGAATCTAAAACTATTCTAGGTTTGTGTTCGAAGGCGACGACGCCTTCGGGCAATAACGGTTCAGCGCCAGGCTGTGCCGTAGACTTGGCCGCGCTCATTGGAGAAGGCGGCGTACCAGTTGGATCCAATGGCAACCCTGCCGGAATCCCCCCATTTGAACCATATGTGCCATCTTCGAAGTTGCCAGATTATTCACATCTCGAAAATTCAATCGACGCAGGAGTGATAGAGACATTCATGAAAGATAATGGCCATCTATGGTTTGAAGAAGATTATCAATTGAATATCGTTGGTGTGCAGAATTCCGAGGCAGGACCGCCTCCAAACTTAACAAATCTGTTTGATGACTTCTTTACAGTCACATATAAAGTAAACGGAGAAACCCAGTTCAAAATATGGCCATGCACAACTCGTCCTGGTATGACATGGCTGCTTGGCAACCCGCAAAAAAATGGTACCCTGAAGCCGCTCAACGACGCCGGGGTCGCGTTTATGCCAACGCACAAAACTGCTGTTCGACAGCCAGGATATAGAGTTCGGAAACACATAAGCTATGAAGCGGTGGGTACCAACTCTCCCTATCCTGGGGTAACTTTTCGAGATGCCAATTGGGACACTCAATATGCGGAGATTAATCAACAGCAGAAGAATGTTGGACTAAACTTACACCGATCAAGCGGAACAGGTACTTCAACACTCGTCAACAAGTACTCCGGAGGCTGTCAGGTTTTTGCAAATGTAGGCCATTTTATGGAATTCATGACGCTAGCTAGGAAGCACGAAGAGATCTGGGGCGGCGGGTACGACTCGACACTAGGATATACATTGGTATCGAGCGCAGAACTCCCGGCCGGCTGGAACCCTTAGGACTTTTTAATGGCACGCAGAACAAAAAATTGGGAAATCTCAAACCTGTTCAAGGAAATAGACCAAGAGGTACAGGATTTTCTTTCCACATACACGCCTGCCAGCGCAGCGAAAGTATTAGGGCTCAATCAGGAAAGCGTCACAGAGCCGCAGCCTGTTTATGATGGCACCACAAACGAGCATGTAATCAGAGGCAATAATAACACTTGGATTGTTATGGGCAGAGATCGCCCTGCTAGCCGCGCAAGCGGTTTCGGAGCAAGAGGCGCCACTCAAGCCGGCTCTATTGATGTTGTTGTTGGAAGGGGCTCATCTCAAGAAGACGGCCCGTCAGCCACCATCTCCGCCCCCAATTTCTTTGGTGACGCCGCCAGAATACATATCAGCCAAAAGACAAATATTGATAGAAACTTTGGTTTAGAAGCGGGAAAGATAGGAAGAAAAGAAGGAACTTCCGGCATAGGAATTAAAGCTGATGATGTTAGGGTTATAGGAAGAGAGGGAGTAAAAATAGTCACTGGAAAGGGGAGGGGCGTCTCCGCCGGTCCAGGTGGAGAGAAAAATGCCCTTGGATACACCTCTGGCATGCCTGCTCCAGGAATTGAGTTCATTGCTGGAAACAACACAAGCCCCCATCTGCACTTTTCCCCCACAAAGGGAGTCTTCGAAATAAACACCTTACAGCCATTAATAATGGGCGACAACATGGTAGAAGGGATGAAAGAGTTGGTTGATTTGATAAATCAACTACAAGCCTCTGTTGTTAACTTTGCAATATACCAACAAGCGTTCAACGCGGCACTGATGTTGCATACGCACCAAGGCGCCGGCATTGGAGCCATCCAGACATTTCCATCTCCAGAGCTTGTTGGAGCCGGCACAGTTAACATTACAAACATGCTTACAGATGTTCATGGCCCTCTTTGGGCGCAAAAAGTAAACACTATGTTCTACGAAGTTAACTTTCTGGAGCCATATGGCTTGCAATATATATGCAGTCGAAATGTAAGGACTACATAAGGATATAAACTCATGAGCACCTCGAAATACTTAGAACATCAAAATCCGTTTTCGGAACTAGAGACTGAATGTAATCCGTTGGCAGAGCCGCCTCCGGAGTCTGCTGTAGATTGCCCTCCGTGTCCAGGAGAGTGTGAGCCTAATCCAGAGGCTATTGTCCCTGACTGGACAAAGAGAAGAATAAACGAATCATTCATGAATGAAAGGACTTGCCAACACTGGATCACATCTAGGGTTGCATGGGACGATGACGAAAACCCAGTTTTTTATACTTCTACCGGAGCCGATGAGCTTGAGGCTCGTATGCAACAGTACATCAAGCCCGCAGTCACATCTTTCTTGATAAATAATGGAAAATCAGACGACATCGCAACAGTCGAAACAGTTTCTCAGTACGCCGTAGCCGAAGATTACCACCTTTCAGAGCGCCCGGGCATAAAAATGAGGGTTTTGGTTACTCTTCCAGAAAATGTTTTGAACGATTTAGCTGTTCCCGATGCTGAAACATCCGATGTTGTAAGTGGAGAGAAAACAGTTGACATAGATCTTCCAGGCTTCAAGAACACTCATAGAAAGGTTGGGCATGGACTTGCTCTCTACTCAAGATATCAAGGCATGTGGAGCAGAACAGACGGCGGCAAGATACTGTTTGAGGACAATAAGCCGCTGAATTTGCAAGATGAGCATTATTATTTTAAAGAGTTTAGGGCCGTGTTCTTGGATTTCGTCAAGGAACAGGGCTTTGTGCCAAAGGAAGGCATCTTCAAGCCGGGATTAGATCAGGCAGAAACCGTTACCCTTGATTTCACTGAAGAGATGGAGCTTAAGGCTGTTACTATCATAAAGAACAAATATTGTGATCCAATTGTTTTAGATGGCGGCAAGATATCCACTCTTAAACAGACATTTCCGTTTAACAATCCGTCGACAATGGGGTATATTTCCAACATCAATTTGATGGCAGACGATCTCGCCGCTCGCGGCGGCCCAAAGCCATGGCTCGAATTCGTAGAAGAATACACTTACCCCACAGTGTTGATTGACTCTGGTATTAGCACTGATGACGATGAGATGGAAGAAAGTGCGTTGAGTTGTGCCCTCGATAATCTAAATCTGGGAGATGTATTCAGCGAATTGTTTGAGAACCTTATAAGCCTTCCAGATGCCCTTGCTTTCCTTTTTGATAAAAGCCTTTGCATGACTCCAGAAGAGAGAGCGGAGATTTTAGCCAGCCTCAGCGACGAATCGCTTCTGGAGCAATTGCAGGATGAGGCAATATTTAATGAATTTTTTGACAATGCAGATTTCTTTGGCAAACTTCCGGATATAATGAAAGAAGTAACAGATATCAAAGAATTCTTTACAGAAATATTTGATAATCTAAAACTTTGTGGGTTGTTTAACTTAATGAGCACCGCTCTAGAGTGTCTTAGCATCGGACTGGATTTTGAAGAAATTATGGAGCTAGCTTGTTCTGCCGCCATAAATGCTATGGATACAAGCGCTTTTGAGAAGCTTTGGTTATTACTGCCATCAGAGGATAGGGAGGCTATCTCGGCCGATATCGCTGTACAGCTAGGAGAAGCAATTATAGCACCATGGGACACGGTTGAGCAAACAAAATCATTAATGTCTCAGCTTGAAACGATAGTGCTAGAAGAGGATCCCATTATTGTTGAAGCGATACTTAATGCCCTCAGTACAATGGATGTGGACTATTTGGATACCACCGATATGCAATCCGCGCTAGACTCTTTTGGCGGCATTCAGGCAGCCCTCAGCGCGCTGCCGGAAGGAAGCAGCACTACGCAACTAGATTCTGCATTGTCGGCAGATGATATGACAGGCAACTCATATACCGATGATGTTACAATACCAAGCTCTGAAGAAGTAAATGAAATTATAGATAGAATAAGGGACGCACTCAAAACAGTACCGGCAACTTCTAGCAGCGAACAGTCAGAGGACAATGGTTTCGGCACGAGTTCAGGCTCCTCTGGCTCTAGTAATTTTGGAATTGCTCCGTGTATTGGCGTTGCAGGAGCAGCGTCAGAATCGGCGGAGATTATTCTGGAAGTTTATGCTACGACTCTTTTGAGCTATTATGCAGAGAAAGGCTTCGATAATGTTTTAGATGCGCTTAATAATATTCCCGGCGCTCAAGTTATAGCAAACATTATTTCATTAATTGGTTGCCCCTCCCCTCCATTGTTTGATCCAAGCATAATGGACTTCATTAAGTCAATAGAGCTAGACTTTTGCGAAATGACTCTCGCGGTAACTCTTCCCCACATGAATAATCCTTTAGGTTGGTTGCCTAATTTAAAAGATTATTTTAAATATGTTATTATAATTGCCAAGTATACAATTGAACAAATACTTTTAGCTGCCTTGAAGGCTCTCATAATAAAGATACTTGAGCTATTATATGGCCTGTTATGCAAGCTTTTAACGGCAGCAACAGATATGGCGGCCGCTCTGCTGTCTGGAGAACAGATAAGCCTCTCCGACATGGTGAAAGAAGCCTTTTGTGGGCCAGATGCGACAGATGAAGAAGTAACAGATACATTGAATGGCTTGATGTCCGCACTCGGCGTCACAGACTCAGACACCGCCGGCGAACTATCTAGCGCAGATGGCTTAAACTCTTTAGTGACTGATATATCTGCCGTTCTAACTGAGGAGGAAATGGCAGACTTAATCTTAGGCAACCCAACTCCAGATTCTTTGAGCTTGGTTCAGGAGATTATAGAGATTGAGAATCCAGCATATAAATCCAGTTTCGCAAACAAGGCACAGATTAAGGCAGTATTCCGAAATGTCGGCGCTCTTCTTCCAAAGAATTTTAAACGAGACTTGAGGGAAAGAGTTCGTCCTCGTCTCGGAACGAAACCATCTAGTCCAACCATCTGTTCCTCTGCTGAAGATTTAGAGAACTGGAGGAACGCAAGAGCAGCGCTCCTGAGACATAATGCTGACATATCGGGCGATACAGTAACTGAGGAGCAGATAGAAGAGCAGTGGAATAAACTTAGAGACAGGATCAAAGATGATTTCAATACTGTATCGAATATACTGCAAAAAGGTCCAGGACAGTTCTTGCAAGATGCTCTTCCGCCGCTCATGCCATCAGGCGCCAGAGATCCAGACTGCCCCGATTGTCCTGATCCTCAAGAAGCCGGCACCGCTCTTTTGCCAAGAGAGCCTGAAGAATTAAGCCAAGTTATGTCATCTGCCACCAATACCCTGTTCGGTGGAATAGAAGCTGCATTCGTTTCAGATCTCCTCGGCAGGACGGGGTTTGCTAACATGCTCCTTTCCGATACTCTTGCCATGCCATATACGAGGCACAATCGACGCGTTGGATCTTTTTTCTCTCCGCTGTATGTGCACACAGAAGATCAAGAACATGACGGACTACTGGGTGCCATACAGACAGTCCAAAAAGATGTCTTCGGAATGGAATCCCTAGGTATGTGGCCTACCGGAGTAGCCAGCCACTTGAGAAACGAGTTGGTTAATCTAAGGGACGCTGAATTTGCCACCAACATAAACTATGTTGATGACTTTGCCTACCTTGAGGCTCTACTGGGATTAACCGAAGATCAGTTGATAGCAATGGGGACAATACCTTCGAAGGAGCCAGATCTGGTATTAGAATTCAGAGACAACAATCAAGATGGCAACGGCGACGGCGAAACATATAAATACGGATTTGATATTAATTTTGAATATTTTACATATACTTATGACGGTGACGCCGCAGTTCCCAACACGGATGATGTATCTCAACTTAGAATAGTTGATAAATACCAGTCAACACTTTTTGACAAAACGGTGGAAGAATCTGAGGCAGTGATGTCATTTACTTCTAAAAGCACATTGTCATCAGCAGCTACCAGCGAGAAATCGAAATACGATTTGTCTGCCGCAAAATTCTCCCCGCAAATTGAATGCTTTGGGCAGATCCTCATGGAATCCTTGCGTCAATCCGAGTGCGTCGACGCTGCTGTTGAGTCCATCGGCGCCGAATTTGGAGGCTCACAAGAGTTCTGGGACAATATCATCACACGATTCCTCGCGTATTTCGCTGAAAGTATAGCCGATGGAGAAATTCTTTGGAGCCATGGATGGTCGGACTCTTCGATCACCGATGTTGATCTTGCCTATCTAGAGCCAGATGCCGCGGTAGGAAACACAGTAGGCGACAAATACTATGGCTCCAGTTTGTCCGGACTCTCTGGCGCACAATATCTTGAAGCAGTGAAAGCCAAGAAAGACATCGGACCGTTAGGTATTAGTGCTGAGGTTGATGAAGATGGCACAATCACAGCGATTCCGCACCCAAGAGTTACTTTCCTAGATCCACAGCTATATGGAGGTAATTACATGCGCGCCCCATATTATGTATCGCCACCGGTGGCAACCGGCTGGACAGGCATACTACAGGCACTAGTGCCAGAAATATGCGGCTGTGATCCGCAGCCTCAAAAGCTAATCACTTTTGCCGATATCACCGAGAGGGTTGATGAAGTTTTTAACAACATGCCCGACGATCCCAGACTATCACAAGATCAAGAATGCATTAAAGAGCTTCCTTATGCCAGAATCCTCGACAGGACAGCCGCTGCCAACATTGAAGGAGTGCTGGCTGCTTTGATAAGAATATATGTTTCTGAAGAATTTATGAAAGCTATGCCTGTGTTCGGTAAATTTACTGTGCCAACAGCCGGCGCCATCTTCGCAGACTACATCACGACAAAGATTTCAGAAGACATAAAGAATAATACTATAAGACTTGGGCTCTTTAGGGATCAAAAATATTGGTATGCCTTGCTGGAGCAGGCAGTTCAAGTTTATGGAAGGAGAGTTGACGCTGGAGAAATAGAAGTTACAGGGGGCACCCAGCAAGCGCTCGACTCTCTAAACGATTTTCAAATTAATTTTGAAGTAAACTTCCCTTCAGAGAGCGATCTAGGATCGGCACAAGAAGCCGACGAGGAGATACTGGGAGACAAGATTAATATTTTCACGAGCCTCAAAGAATACAGACAACTTAAAGTTCTTCAGGGAGTTCAGCAAACAGAGGCTGATGCCAAAACAATATTCTCTGCTCTCGTGCAAGAGCAATTGGAATTCATGGCAGACTCTGCCAGAGAAACATTGTCTCCCATCGGGATTAATCCTTCGATTGACAATCTTAAGAAATATTTTCTGGGAACTAGTGGCATGTGCTTGGGAAGCAGTTTGGAAATTGATTTACCGGAAGATCTCCGATCCGGAGCCACTCCGACAATAATGGATGTTGGTGTAATCATAGAGGTCGACGATGGAGCGTTCCTGGCTAGCCCACTATCGCAATTGGAAACAATAGATCCGAAAGATGTGGAAGCCGGCTTCTTTTTCTTGGAGAAATATGTTGTAATAGAGGATCTCGCCGAAGCCAGCCAGTTTCCGATACCAGTGGGCATAATACCGCAAGAAATACTTGACAGATCGGAACTAACGAGAGGAGTAACTTCTCTTGAAGATTGGCAAGAATTTATTGATTCGCTGATCACCAATTCAAACATAGACACCTCAGTTCCATTATCTGAGTACTTCGGAAACTTGTCTCTTGACGCCAGCAACAATCTTGAAGGCTCTGTGGGGGTTCGATATGGACTTAGGTTGTCATACGCACTGCCCGAAAGTCTTTCAGCGACTGTGAAAGCCGCCGATCCAAACTTAAACTTTAGCAACATTAATACTATTAGGGACAGGACTTATTCGCCGGCAGCGAGCACCATCGATACTCAGGAGCCTATGGATCCTCAATATGGTCAAAAATATGTGCTATCCGATGACGCCAACCCCAACCCCGAAGTCACCTCGGGGCCAGATCTATTACTCATCCCCTTGGTTTCAACAGAGATTGACGCTCTTGATATGGCGATTGATGACTATGGCTTCAATGCTGCCGTTGACTCTTACGATGTCGACTGTATGGCAGAGCTTCTTGCAAAAGAGCCAAGACTTGAACTGTTGCTTGAATATGTTTTCCCACTTGAGAAGCTTCAGGGATTATTGGCGATATATACAGCTAGAGGGTTTGTGCCTTCTATCGGAGAAAGTGATGGGTGGAACCCATATGCCGATTCTGATGGCGCCGACCCACCGATAGCTCGAAAAGATGTTGGAAATCTCCCATTCTCGGCGAAGTTTGACAAATGGGATCAGTCAAAGACATTTAGCAAGTCTAAGGAGCAATGCCGTAGATTGTTCAAAGCCATGTGGAAATCAAGAGAGTTTTCCTTTACCGATGAGGACTCGCACGATAGCCAAACCAACTTCTTAGAAAATATGCGAGACTTTTTCGGCTTGCTTCCTGACTTGGATGTAAGCTGGTTCCACAAGAGCAGAAGCCGGGGCAATCCATACGACAAAGACGGAAACGATTGTTAGGGCTATAAATGGATATTGCTTCTATTTATAGAAAGAAGAAGGAATAAAACTATATGTCAGGTTTTGGAGCGAGATTACCATTTGTTAGAGATGGCGTATACGGATTTGGGACGCTAACTGATATCAATTCAGTTGCGAAACAGAACTTAAAAATGGTACTACTGACTGTCCCCGGAGAGCGCATTATGGATCCAAATTTTGGTGTTGGGCTCAAGAAGTTTTTATTTGAGCCACTAAATCAAAAAACAATGGGCAGAATAGAATCAAAAATAAAGAAACAAGCAAAGAAATATCTTCCATATATTAATATTTCATCTGTGAATTTCACTAGCGCAGGAAAATCGGAGTCTCCATCTTTATATGAGAATATGGATCCAAACTTTCTTGGAATATCGATTAGATTCAAGGTTATCCCGTCCGGCGCTGATTCAACATTAGAATTAAATTTCTAGACTAGGAGTTAAAGCTATCAATGGCAAGAGATAAAAAACACACAAGAAAGATAAATTATCTTAGTCGAGATTTCTCTTCGATCAAGAACGAATTGATTGATCAGGCAAAGATTTATTACCCCGACACTTATAAAGACTTTAGCGAAGCGTCCTTCGGCTCTTTGATGCTTGACACGGTTGCTTATACCAGTGATGTTCTGTCTTTCTATCTCGACTACGCAGTTAACGAGTCCTTTATGGATACAGCGCTAGAATATAACAATGTCCTTAGACATGCCCGGCAACTGGGGTTTAAGTTTCGAGGCTCGCCTTCAACCCATGGCGTACTAGCTATTTATGCAATAGTCCCAGCCACCACTAGTGGAATGGGCATTGATCCTAATTATTTACCAACTCTGCGTAGGGGGTCATCGTTCTCAGGAGACAACGGTGCATCTTTCTTGTTGGTTGAAGATTTGTTTTTCGATTCATCAAAACATTCACATGTTGTGGCTAGGACGGATTCTTCCACTGGGCTGCCAACACATTATGCAATAAAAGCCTACGCGAGGATTATATCTGGGCTAATGGGACAAAAGACGATTACAGTTGGAGGCTATGAAAGGTTTTTAAGAGTAAAAGTTCCAGCATCTAACATTGCAGAGATTTTGAAAGTGGTTGATGATGAGGGGCACCAGTATTACGAGGTTGATTACTTGTCACAAAATGTCGTCTATAAAGATATTGTAAACTCGGAAGCCTCGTCTGACGGAGTGTCTTCCATATTAAAGCCATTTGTGGTGCCACGAAGATTTGTGGTTGAAAGGGAAAGAAACAATACTTATTTGCAATTCGGATTTGGGTCAGACTCAGAGCTTACAGGGTCTTCTGTGGCGGAGCCAACTAATGTTGTGCTTGATATGTTTGGCAGAGATTACATAACGGACACCACCTTCGATCCATCGAAACTTCTGGGTACAGATAAGTTTGGCGTGGCGCCTTCCAATACGAATGTTGACATAACATATCGAACAGTAACGGCTGCCAACGCTAATGCCGCTGTTGGTGGCATAACTAAAGTTGGCAATACTTTTGTAGAGTTTGCAAACCCTCTCGTTCTTGTTAAGTCAAAGAAAGATGATGTGATTAATTCTTTTGAGGTTTACAACGAAGAGCCAATCATTGGAGATGTTTCTCTGCCGACTACGGACGAACTAAAGAGAAGAACTCTAGATCACTTCGCTACGCAAAACAGGGCAGTCACGAAAAGAGATTATGAAGCGCTTACATATGCAATGCCAGAAAGGTATGGCGCCATAAGGAGGTGTAGAATTGTTAGAGACTTGGATTCAATAAAAAGAAATCTTAATCTTTATGTATTGGGTGAGGACAGTAACGGATATTTAACATCAGCAAACAACACTGTAAAGAACAATCTTAAGACTTGGCTGGCACAATATAAGATGATGAACGACACAATAGACATAATTGATGGAAAAATTATCAACATACAAATTGAGTACACCGTCGTCGCGACACATGATTCGAATAAGTATGATGTTCTTCAGGCAACACAAGATATGCTTAAAGCGAAATACGCGAACCCAACATATATTGGAGAGCCGTTCTACATCTCAGAAATTCAAACTGCTCTAAATAAAGTTGAGGGCGTTTCAGATGTCAAAAGAGTCAAAGTAACCCAGAATGTCGGCGGAAATTATTCTGATTATCGATTCAGCATCGCCGCGAATACATCTCCAGATGGAAGATATATAATAATGCCACATAATGTAGCATTTGAGATTAAATTTCCTGATGCCGATATTAAAGGGACAATAATGTAATGGCAATAAAAAGATATTGGGCAACCGCAGACAACACAATTACTAATGCTTATCTTGAAAATCTAAGCACAAGGGCAACTGGATCCAACATGGGCGCTTCTGATATTTTGGAAGTGTTCTCTATATACGGACAATCGGCAACAGCATCGGTATCAAACGCCGCTAGCAGTTCAGAGTTGTCAAGATTCCTTATAAAGTTTCCAGTGACGGGCACAAATTCCATAGAATCGGATAGAACAGCGACAACTATTCCTGCATCCGGCTCTGTGAATTTCTATTTGAGGATGTTTAATGCACCGCATTCTCAAACCACGCCGCGTGCCTTCTATCTTAGTGTGTCGCCGGTATCAGCTTCGTGGCAAGAAGGAACAGGCTTGGATATGTTCGAGTATAAAGATCTTGTCAATGGTAATATCGGCTCAAACTGGATATATGCCAACGGAAGCACGCTCAATAGTGTACCTACTTCTGCCACCGCGACAATTATAGGAAATGCATCCTTGGACGACGCAAGTGGTACATCTTTGATATTGGTAAATGCTGATGCATCAACTGTAACATTTACTACGGATCCCACTCTCAACTTCGGCGATGTCACCGCCGATCTCACCGCCGCGGCTACAGCGACAATTATAGGAAATGCATCCTTGGACGACGCAGATGGCACATCTTTTAAATTGGTAAATGCTGATGGCGAAATTATAACATTTACCACGGATCCTACCAAGAACTTTGGCGATACGGTCGACGAAACAGCGTCACCCTTCACTGTTAACACCAGAGATATTTCCGGAGGCAGCGAAGTCAGAAAGGCTACGCAGGCATTCTGGATTGCATGCAAGGCAGCAATAGACGCCGGTGTACTAGACATGACGATTAGTCCCACTACCTGGGGTGACGAAGAAGAGTTTACACTAACTCAAACTACTGTTGGGACTGATGGCAATACAGCAATAACTTTAATAACCGGTGTGACGGCAGATGGTGAAACTGCTTTTACCGGCGGCATAGGACAACGGTGGAGAGTCAACACCGAAGGCATCAGTGGAGGCAGCGAAGTCAGGAAGGCTACGCAGGCATTCTGGATTGCATGTAAAGGTGCAATTGACGCCGGCGAATTAGACATGACGATTAGTCCCACTACCTGGGGTGACGAAGAAGAGTTTACACTAACTCAAACTACTGTTGGGACTGCTGGAAATACAGCTATAACTTTAATAACTGGTGTGACGGCAGATGGTGAAACTGCTTTTACTGGTGGCATACCACACGGAACTTGGGCGTCCCCAGGAGGAGATTATCTTACAGGATCCAATTATAGTGTCTATTTTGACAAAGGCACTGAAGATATCGAGCTTGATATTACTCATCTAGTAGAGGAGTGGATAGATGGTACCCCGATTGCTGATTATGGAATTGGCGTGATGATAACAGCCAGCAGCGAGGCATCCTCTTCCACCAACTTGACAGGCTCAACAAATTCATATTATACTAAAAAGTTTTTCGGCAGAACAAGCGAGTATTTCTTTAAGCGCCCATACATTGAGGCAAGATGGGATTCAAGAACAAAAGATGAAAGGGGAAATATATATTTCAGTAGCTCTTTGATGACGGCAGATGAAAATCTTAATACAATATATTTCTACAATTATTTCAGAGGCCAGTTAAGAAATGTACCAGATCTTGGAACAGGGCAGGTGTATGTCAGTCTATTTTCTGGCTCATCTGATGATACTGAGCCATCCGGTGATAAATTGGAGCTTCACAAAGACGGCACACATGTTAATGACACATCTAAGACTGCTATGACTGGTGGATATGTATCCACTGGAATATATAGCGCTAGTTTCTGCTTGACATCTTCCTCCGCCGCACCGCAGACATATTATGATGTATGGTGGAAGGCGACAACAGAATATCACACAGGCTCATTCACAGCAACTCGACTTAAGGCTAGCAATTACAGCCCGGATCCGACTTATGTTACCGCCATAACGAACCTTCGCCCAGAGTACAATAGAAGAGAGAAGTCAGCCAGATTTAGATTGTTCGTCCGCGAAAAAGATTGGAGCCCAACTATTTATACTAAAGCGTCTACTGCTATTTCGAATACCACAATTGAGAGCGCTTCGTTCAGGGTACATCGGGTTATTGACAACTTAGAAGTGATACCATACGGAACAGGATCTACTTTGCACACACTACTATCGTTTGATGTTTCTGGAAATTACCTAGACTTAGATATGAATGTTCTTGAGGGCGGATATGCATATGGCATGAATTTCGCGTATTACAACGGAGCAGTAAGCCAGTGGGTAGAACAGCCAGAAACATTTAAATTTAGAGTAGAAGATGTCGAGGACTAGGTGATTAATGTCTGCTAGAGAATTTTTTCAAAATCAAAAAGGTATAGTTACAAGTAAAGATTTAGATAGGCTTGGAACTGCCGATGCGGAATCTGCCGATCAGATTAAACAAAGACAGGTTCAGAAGGATACTGTAGTTCCCAATATTAACTGGGCAACTGCATCAAACTTTGCCATGTATGGCTCTGCCGAGAAATATTATATGGATGCCATGAGCGTTATTGCAAACCAGTGGCCATATGATGGCTCCGAAGCTGAACAACAAAAATTCTTAAATGATGCTGGAAATGTTACCAAATGGGTTTTGGAAGAGAAATACCCACGAACCAATGGTTACGCAATACTTGGACGCAACTTCGGCGACTTGCAGTCATATGAAACAAATGATCTTGGAGGCTATGGCGCCCCCGCTACTGCTTCTTATGAATATATTAGAATCACCGGCGGCCCACACACTGCTTCTGGTGGCATGCCAACGGGCAGCTTGGCAACGACATTTACTGGTTCGAACTATTATGATACTGACATTTATTCAACAAACAAAGCTTTGCAAAGCGACAGGCTAGGAAGTCGACTCTCAAACTTGAGAACAAATCTTGACAACGGAGTTACAGTAGAGTTCTGGCTTAAGAAGCCGGCATGGGATTTGACTAAGACACAAAAAGAGGTTATTTTTGATCTTTGGAATGGCGCTGCAAAGACGGCAGGCAACTATGGTAGATTTAGAGTTGAATTGACAGGCGGCGCCTCAGGCTCGCCATTTCGAGTTACTATATTGTCTGGCAGCCACGCCGGCAGCCTAGGCGGCGGAGTCCATAATGTTCCTATAGGCGACAGCACTGTTACAACTGGCTTCATGGAAGACTGGAATCACTATGCAATTACAGTCGCAAACTCCGGCTCAAAACAACAAATCAGGCTATTTGTAAATGGCAACCTTAATCATACCGTTGGCACTGGCTCTGCTACTCTCGGAGAAATAACTGGATCGCTCACTGCAAATATCGGAGCACTGAGGACAGCGCCCTCCGGTGCATATACTGATCCGACTCAAGGATGGGGCAAACTATCTGCATCTATGGATGAGTTTAGGTTCTGGAAAGAAGCTAGAAGCCACAAAGAGATTGGAAGGAGTTGGTTCACGCAAGTTCGTGGCGGCTCAAATACAGACATAGCAAACGCGTCCCTTGGAGTTTACTATAAATTTAATGAAGGTATAACTGGCAACTCAACAACAGACTCGACAGTTTTAGATTATTCAGGCAGGATATCTAATGGAGTGTGGGTAGGTTACCCAGACAGCGCTTCCAGAAATACAGGCTCTGCTATCCTAGAGGCTTCAGCCGCTGACAAGGAGTTCGAAGATCCAATCATATATACGGGACATTCACTGGTTTCTGGCTTAAGTTCATCGTTAGCAATCTCAGGTTCAGACTGGGACAGCCAAAACAATTCATCTCTATTGATGTCAATACCACATTGGATTTCAGAAGAAGATGATACATCTGGAGATGGAACTTTCAAAAACATGGTTCAGCTAGTTGGTTCTTATTTTGACAACTTGCATCTGATGATTGGGCAATTGCCGAAAGTCAAGGCGCCAGGATATATGTCGTCAAGCCACAAGCCATATCCTTTTGCTTCAAATTTAATTTCAAATCTCGGCATATCAACACCTGAGCTATTCATTGAGGCTGATGTTTTAAATATCATGATGCAGCGCGACGAAGATCGCAACTTTAAAGAAGATGTGGATGATGTTAAGAACTTAATTTATCAAAACATTTATAACAACCTTTCTTATATCTTCAAGACAAAAGGTACAACAAAATCTATCAGAAACCTGCTTCATTGTTTCGGTGTTGACGAAGACATTGTGCGGCTAAATCTTTACGCCAACAACGCTGACCACAATCTGAGAGATAGCTACCGAGAAACAGTAGTAAAGAAAAGATATGTCAACTTTAACGATCCGGACAAATTCTCTTCAACTGTATATCAATATGCAGACCCCAGCAACTCAAATACCGTAGGCTTTATCTCTGGAAGTTTGACTGGCAGCCTTGAGAGGGCAGAATCTCACTTAGGCTTTACGGCAGAGTGCGAGGCAATATTCCCGATAAAGCCAGACATTCGTAATTCGTTCTATTTCGACACGCCATTCCAGAGCGCCTCAATTTTTGGTATGCATACGGCAAAGGGCGAAACAGCAGCCAGTACTGGCTGGCGTGACCCTGATGATGCAAACTTCCAAGTATATTTAATTAAGCCAAATCGTGAATCTGCTGATGGGTATTTCTCGCTAACTTCCACTACTCCGTCGCCCATATCAGAATTAACGACGAGCCTGTTCAAGGGAGTGTACGACAATGAGAAGTGGAACCTTTCTGTTTCGGTACGCCCAGAAAATTATGGCATAACAAATCTTGTAACAGGGAGTTCTGCTAATGCTTATAAATTAGAATTCTTTGGAACAAATGTTAGGGGTGGAGTCGTCGAAAGATCTTTCCATAAGACACAGATGATTGGAACCGCATCCGCAGAGAAATTCATGCGAGCACATAAAAGAATGTATGTTGGCTGCCACCGTACAGACTTTACTGGCAGCGCACTACAAAAAAGTGATGCAAAAATATCTGGCGTTCGTTACTGGGCATCTTATTTGCCAACTAGCTCCATTATTGCTCACGCTAAAGATCCAAGAAACTATGGTGTTGAGCATCCATATCGAAGTCCATATTTGGGACAAAAGACTATTGCAGGGCCCAATACCGGCTCATTCATCCCACATATTGATACGCTAGCCTTACACTGGGATTTTGGAAATGTCATTTCAGCATCCTCAGATTCAGGCGACCCATCATCGGCAGACTCAATCTTTTATGTTGATGATATATCGTCTGGTTCTTCCGACCTGACAAGCAGAGCCGGCGCGGGGTGGGGATATAGTTGGCTTGGAAACATAGCAAAGAAGCAACATTCCGGCAAAGGTGACTTCTTCCTGCCTCCGGAGAGTGGAGACGGCAACGCTATAGACTTCAACTTTGTCGGAGCCTCCAGATTGCAGCCGCCTGAAAATATCGATTCGAACGACATGATTCAGATCACCACAGAGGCAGACGAGGCCAAAGACTTCAGCGCCGAAGACAGAATAACTGATTATTTCTACTCAATAGAAAAGAGCATGTATCGCACTATGTCTGAAGAAATGATGAATTTCTTTGGAAGCATTGTAGGCTTTAATAACCTTATTGGCGAACCTGTAAATCGCTATCGTCCTCAATATAAAGACATTGAAAAACTAAAGCAGCTTTTCTTTGATAGAATTGGAAACACCCCGCAACTGGATAAATATGTCGACTACTATAAGTGGATTGACTCCTCAATAGCAGAGTTCATTCGCCAATTAGTGCCAGCATCCGCTAATATATCTGAGGATGTCCGGACAATGGTGGAAAGCCATGTCCTTGAGAGGAATAAGTATTGGAGTAAGTTCCCAACAATTGAATTCAAGGCAGAAGATCCAGAGGCTAGCCTCTTCGGCATTTCAGAAATGCTTTACGATTGGGAGCATGGACATGCACCCCTTCCCGATACTGCGGCTACAGCGACATTTGTAGGAACTACCGCCTTGGCTGGTGAAGATGGTACAAATCTGATATTGACAAATGCTGACGGTTCAACCGTAACCTTCCACACAGATCCTACTAAGAACTTTGGTGACACTTCTAACGATGATGGAGATCATCGCTGGATCATCAACACCGGAGGGGATTTTTCGTCGGAAGGAATCAGGAAGGCTACGCAGGCATTCCATATTGCTTGCTTAACTGCAATTGCAGCCGGCGAACTAGATATGACAGCCGTGCCCGCTACCAACACCGGCACGCAAACATCATTTACGCTAACTCAAACTACTCTTGGGGAAGACGGCAATACAGCAATAACTTTAGTAACTGGCATGACGGCCAATGGTGAAACTGCTTTTACTGGCGGCTCAACTCCTGAAGAGAAGAATGCCCTTTGGTGGAGAGAGCGAGCCGCTCGTGAACACTCCCGGCTTACTTCTGCAACTCCAGAACTGGATAGAGATAGAAATGTAATTAGAGACAGGATCACCACGCATGTCTCTGCTTCCGGCATTGGCTCTGTCACGACTAAAGGAGGCACTGCGTTTAAAACAAAAAAATACCCAAGAAGAGTGTTCACTAGGACTTATAATTTTGAAACAAATAACCTTCGGCACATCGGAGGCGGAATAAACTTTAACAAAAACAAGAAGCTTGGATTCATTAGGAGCAGGATTCTTAAGAATGCAATGGGCGCTAGCGTATTGGCGGTTTCAGCATCCGAAGTTTATAATTTCCCCAATATTGATGATGTCCAAAATCCAAGCGCAAAGAGGATGTACACTTTTAAGGCATTTACGGACGCAAACCAGAATAATGATTTCACAAACTCAGGCAAAGGGCATCTGATTGCTCCTTTTAATCTTGTCAGTTCCTCGGTTTCCACCGGATATCAAACCGATGTTGTTCTCTGGAGCCCTCCTTTATCCGGCTCGGCTTCTGTACAAATAACCAACCTTCATACTGATGCTTATGGGCCCGATAAAGAGATACCTATGCAGGGCCCATTTCCTGAGAAATATGTTGGCGGATATTTTAACCGCCATGTCGACCTGAACTATGCTGACAGCAATAAGTCTCTTGATGAGCGGCACAACCGTCCCGAAGCTTGGGATCTTAGTTTTTCCAACACAACAAACGCTCAGTCTGCTATTGTGTTCTCTCGCCCCGCCGGCCACACCCCTTCTGCCTTGTGGAGTCGCGACTTCGGAAGAAAGTGCCATTATAATATAAAGAACATAAAACAAATAACTGGATCAACAGCTACTGGTTCGACAACGACTTCTCCGACAAAGATAGGAAACTATACTTTCAATTACGATGTTGTTCAAATAGCGGGAAGATCTTCGAACAATCGTTTCTTGAAGAGAAGTTATTCAAATGACGACACCATTGGTAAATCGAATGTCGCACCTCTTCCGGGCTTAATTCATAGTGGCGCATCAGCGCTGCCGGCAACAACAAATGTTCATACATTGATTGCTGTTCGCCCTGAAGACGCAAACGATCACGGCCCTTCTTTCATCACTAGCCCGACAACGGCCGACGACAGCCCATCGCTAGATAGGGACACATCTTTAAGGTTCGCCCAACAAAATAGCGGCAGCACCGCTGCCACTGCTACATTTGTAGGAACTGCTGCTTTGAACGGTGCCGATGGTACAAATATAATATTGACAAATGCTGATGGATCAACCGTAACCTTCCATACAGATCCTACTAAGAACTTTGGTGACACTTCTTCCGACGGAGGCGATCACATATGGGAAGTCAACACCGGAGGCATTAGTGGTGGTTCCGAGGTTAGGAAGGCTACGCAGGCCTTTCACATTGCATGCTTGGCCGCAATCGCTGCTCTCGAACTAGACATGACGGCTGTACCCGCTACCGATACTGGCACCCAAACATCATTTACACTAACTCAAACTACCGCCGGCACCGCTGGCAACACAGCAATAACTTTAGTAACTGGCATGACGGCCAATGGTGAAACTACTTTTACAGGCGGCACCGCCGCCACGAGCGCAACCGTATTTACTCTGCCACGACGCGACTTAACAGGCTCAGATAGTGTTATCGTTTCTCGTTTCTCTTCTCCCGGCGGCCCCGAACAAATGTCACGAGGATTCTTAGATAAGAACGCTGAAGAGTATTCAGTCTACAATGCACTGCCATTCCGAAACTTGTCCGTATTGGGCTCTGGAAGCGGCGAAGCCAACACCATGCGAGTAAGAGATCATCTTAATACAACCTACGGCTTAAGAACCCATCTAGCGCGCTATAGTGGGCAGTTTGGGCACGATCAACAGATTGGCTCTGTGTCTTCTACGACTTATGTAACTAATCCTTCTCTCCACAAGACTAACAGAAATAGACTGAAGCGTATGGAACTTAGCGGCACACCAACATATGTGGCGCACAACGCAACGACTTTTGATGGAATAGCAATGGATGCCGCCGGCGGCGTCTCAACCAGAGTCCGTGATGATAGAGTCGAGATAGAAGATGAAGGTGGCTTGACTGCTTTGAATTACTTTGATGATATTTTCGGATCCGACGGAACTGATAAATGCACCATAGCTGCATGGATCCGTTGGGATGGCATAGGTGATCACAGCGATCTCACTGCTGGCGAAAGAGGTTGGCAGTCTATATTCTGCGCTGGATTCATGAATAAAAACACTTTCAAAGCCGGCCGCGGCTTGATGTTCGGAATTTCAGGCTCAGAAGCCGATAATGCCAAGCTATTCTTCCATAGGGCATATGCCGGAGGCTCCGCTGATGATCGCTCTTTGGTAGTAAAGACAAGTGACAAGTGTATTAATCCCGGCGTCTGGACGCTAGTGGCAGTTACTTTTGATGGAACCTCCAATGCGCTTGGACCGGTGGCGGCTGGGGAAGGGGGGGTAAACCAAAACGACGGATACCAGGATGCTCAAGGCGCCTTACCTACATTCTATGTGTGGGAGCGGGATTCTGATTATGCAAAGTACGCTTCTGGTAGTATCGAATATGCTACTAGCAGAGGTGGATTCATAGGAGATCCTAGATTTGGTGATGCATCAGATTCAGCGCCGGTTACCTTTGCTAGTCCTAATGAATTGGCACCTATGATAGGGAACGGCGCCGGCACTGCAACCAGTGGCTCGAACTACGATACTTGCACATTCAGTGGCGCCATCGCGGAGTGTATGATTTGGGATGGCATACTAAACGATCCTGAAGTTTGGAGCATCAATAGAAATTATGATGACTATCTTTCATGGGGACCACAAGCTTTAACAGAATCACATGCGGCAGAAAATGCTAATCTCTGCGCTTGGTACAAGTTGGGAGGTGGCGACACTGCTGCCGTGTCTGATGTCTCAACCGGTAGTGCCACCGGAAGAATATTCGATGCGACAGCCAGCGCCGGTACAGTGGGGGACAGCACCTCCTTGGTTTCCCATTACCCAACATATGTAACATCTTCAAAATATGATAACGGCTATATTAGCCACATGATACCGCGCAGCGATATGCAATACTCATGGATTACCGCATCGTTGGCATCTTCTGGCAGCCGTGTGCTTGGATATGCCCCTTATAGTGGAAGAGTTTCAAGCTCTGCTGTCCGGACCAGAGATGGAGTGCTTGTCAGGCAGGGCTGGGAGAACGCACTTAACTTCGTGTCAGCAAGCGAGCTAGTCAGTGTAGTGAAAGATGGGGAAAGAAGATTTGCCAAAGACAAATCAAATGTAGGCTCTGGCCAAACGGGGCTAATGTTTACAGATTTCGTCGGACTCAACACCAACATCAGAGAGCCTATAACTAGTTCTCTTGCTGCCAGCACCAATAACCTAGGTTTCGCTATATCTAAGGATGCGACTTATTATATCAACATCGGATCACCCGGTGAGCTAGCTGACGCCGGCGCCGAAGATTTTGTCACAGGAGGCTTCATAAACTCAGCAGTAAAACCAGCGCTGAATACTCTAGAATCAGGCTCGCCAGGCAGCGTAGGCGCGCTAAATTGCCTCCTCCTGCATCGTAATGGGCCCTATGGATATCCTTCTTGGAAACAGATACGAACAGGAGAGCATCCAGTTGCTAGATACCAAAGAAAGAACAATATTTATTCTATTGTAAGAGCCGGCGAGGTTGCGAACTTCGATTCTGCTGCTCCAACTGTCGCATCTGAATTCGGAACAATCGATGTTTTCGAGAGGATAACGCCTGTGTCCTCAAAGTACCGCCCCGTCGAGCACGCCGTTACGCTCTACACCGAAGGCTTGACATATGACGAAGCATCTAACAATTATACATTTTTCTACGATCCGGCGAATGAGCCTCCTCTAAAAGTCATCGTAGGGACAACACATGGAAATGACTTGGTTTATTTCGACGATTCAAAAGTGGATGCCAGCGCAAGCGTTTCTCTTGTCGTGAGAAGTGTTACTGCTTATGACTTAGTTAAAGATCAATATGCTAACGGCGCGCTGCTTGGGCTTGAATCGTCAGTAGAGAATCTAACTTCTATAAGCTACAAAGAAATAATTTATCCTTCTTCTGAAAACATGTACGACAACAGAGTTAGGCAGAGATATAATTATACAAATAACTTCTGGAGGAAGAACAGGGCAGATCGACACATCACCGCACCCCCAACGACGACTGGCCAGGCACTAAAGCACAGTATGTGGCCACTGGATGCATTTGATACTTTTGCATCTGGCACTGAAGTTTCTGTAACCGCCAGCGGCGTCACAGCTATATCTGGCGAGTTGATGAACACTCATACATATTTCCACAATATCGGCGCATCATTGGCGGGAGCATCAGGCTCCATCGGCCAACCTTCCAGTATTGTTATAGACTACAGCGCTATTAGTGCCGTAGCAAATGCTAGCCCTTGCTACATCCGCCCGCACCTTCTTAGCTCCACCGCATCAGTGACAAATCCCAATCGCCCTGTCGCCGCAGGCCGCCTCGCCAACTCTGATGGACATACCGATAGAAACTGGGCAGGCTCTGCGTCAATTGGGTATGGATATGCAGAGTGGCAAGTTGCCGAATCTGCTGGCAGGTATGACTTAAGCGCCGGACAAGTGGGAAGGGCAGCTTGGGTGTCAGGCTCCTCTGATCCATGGTATAAAGATTATGATTCATATGCGACAGAAATTAGAGCACAAGCAAAAGACTACTCTATAATCCCAGAATTCCGCATAGGTGACAATATAGGTTTTTATGTGGTGACGAATCAAGGAAATGTTCTTGCCGATCAGCAGAACATGTTCGAAATAATCGGACAAGACAACTCTTCCGACACTTATCCACAGTCTTCAGTCACAGCTAGCTTCTATGAGATATACTCCACTTCAGACTTCATGAAGAATTTTGCGACGATAAAATCAGATTTAGAGGGAGTGGCAGAGCCTGCAAAGCTGACGCTGACATGCCGTGCCGCAATTAAGTTCTTGCCATATGATGGTTTTTATCCTTGTGAGCGCACATTAGCGTTAGCAAAACAATTCTCGTCTTCATACGCGTCTTCCGTGTCATTTGAGGGAGGAATTGCGGCAACCAACGAGGATGGCTTCGACGCGGCTAACGCTCCGACTAAGGGCTCATGGCGCGCCTTCTTGCAGCCAATGATGGCACCAGGAATATTGTTCAACTCTATTAAGTCTGGCTTGGCTGTTGATTATCCGATAATGACACATGGTTCAAAAATCAGAAAAACAAAACTAGGAAACTCAGATTATTGGGGGCTTGGCTTTGATGGGGTTGGAGAGTCTCCCCTCTTCGATGAAGATGGAAGAAATGGTAATAACAAAACAGATCCAGATAACATCACCAATCAGTCCTTCAACCTGGGTACTTTCTACGATGAACGGCTACTGATCAAAACCAATGCCGACATAGGAAACACTGCGTCCTTAGATTATAACGCCGGCGTATGGGACTACAGAATTCCTTTCGAAGCAATTCTAAATCCAGAGAAGTATATCCTCAACACCCCCCTTATCGATCACGAGCCGGATCCAAGGGTTAGAATTGATGTTACGGCATCTTGGGACGGCGGCGGAAACTTCTTGTATAAGATGATGGCAAATAACTTCTGCGCCGAGGTTTCTAACTTTTTCTTGAATGATGGACAAAACACCAAGATAACATCGCGGGGAGAAGATGCGATGAATCTTGCAATTCAGGGCGGCGATATATATGGCGCCAGAGTTAAGCTCCGGCGCTCGATGAACAAGGCCCGCTCATGGGATGAGGATGTTACAGAAGGAGGCGGCTCAAATACTGCAATCAAGGATACCTTTGCCGCGACTGGCTCATATGAGCTTCCACAAGATCCTAGGAACCAAACCGGTATGGTTGAGACTTTTACAATGTATAGCCGCCCATCAGCCTTTGGCCCGCCGGTGTGGGGAAGAATACATCAGAAGATTCATATGAATACTTATAATACAGGATCTAATAACTTCCACAGGGAATCCATGTCTGGCTCCGATTGGGGCACGATGGACAGCCTTGAAGGTTATTATTGGAGTTTCACTCCCCCATATTATGACGGAGAGGCTTGGGCAGATATTCTTTTCGCGCCGTCATCGACAAAAGAATACACGCTTGATGAGTTGATGTCAGAGGTTAAGATTCAATACTGGCGCCACGATCCAGGCATACATGATCCCAATGCCGGCAACTTTGCTGCTGTAAAAACCTTGGCAGACGAGCGCTATCCAAAGTTTACTACGAACGGCATGCATAGCTCCTCGCTGTATTCGGGAGAGAACATTAACCGAAATGCAATGCAGATTAGCGCTTCCCTTAATTTGCTATCCCAAGAGATAACAGATACTTTCCAAGTCACGGTTAATAAAGCCACCGGAAAAACTGAGATATCAAACCTCGCTGATCAAAAAGTTTGGACAATTCAACCGAAATTCGAAACCCCTATGTTTAACTTCAACCCATCCTATAATCCAGCACAGAGAGCTTCAGATCTTACTATTCCGACTCATGGGTCAGAATCTGTCCCGTCAGGGATGTGGCACCAATATGGCGCCATAGAAAATTCCGCACATAGAGGAATATTTATGGAAATAAATGATATTCCCCAAAACTGGCTGCAAAATCACGGATGGCCAAGAACCACGGACATATATCAATCATCGCTTTCTTCTACCCTAACCGGCGCCGACTTAGAATATCAAAGAATGCAAGATGCTGCCAACATGAAATCCTTAGTTGATTTGGTGGGATTTGACTCTACACCGACAAAGCTCGGCCAGATTAGGGATACCTTGACTGTGGAAGAGGCAATCGTCGCAGTGCCATTTATAGAGAAGTCTGGAGAGAAATCCTTCTTTGCACTTGAGCCAAATCAAGTAGCGCAGGCTCTCGGAAGACCGCTAGCGGTTGAGTTTGAGCCGGCAGGCCCTAGCATCATGGAGCAGATCAACATGATGGGCAGATTTATCCTCCCGCCTACTTTTGACTTTGTTACAAACGAGGATGTACCTCCGATTGCAATGTATATATTCCCGTTTAGTTATACTTTTGATCAAGATGATTTGGCTCACATTTGGCAGAATGTCGCACCACCATGCTCTAAGAAACTCTCTCTTGCTGAAGCTTCGATAAGCCATGATTTGCTGCTGAACGAGTTGATGGGGTATGCAAACGAAGAAGAAGCGAAATTCGCCGATATTGGAGCCCAGAAAGCTTTCGCCGGCCAGTTCGGTGACATTACCATGGTCAACGCGCCGTTCCAAGATAAAGTTCAGTGGATGGTATTCAAGGCAAAACAAAAAGGCAAGATAAATTATTATGAGACAATAGCCGGCGGAGAAAGCACCCAAGATACAACCCTTACAGATGCTTGGGAAAGCGCCGCCGGCGCACAGAAATCGCTGCCGTTTGGTACGAACACTAATCCAAACTACGGATACAACTGGCCTTATGATTATTTCTCTATAATTGAATCAGCACAGATTGAATCAGAAATTGGTTTTACTCCGCTTTTCTCCGTCGTCCAAGCGCTTGAGAATAACGCCGGAAAGGTTGGTGGCAAGGAGGAGGCGGATTTAAATGACGGCTCAGGCAGCAAGCGCGACCAGCACAAAGCCGGCGGTCAGGATTTTGGAAAGGCTGGAGTGGGCGGCGACGGAGGCGACGGAGGCGGAGGCGGCGGAGGCGGCGCCTGGGACGGCCCCCCTGGCAAAGCGCCGGATCCTAACAATCCGGGTTTCCTCCTGGACGGCTCAGATGATCCGGATTATGAAGCTCAATAATCACAACAACAAGTAACAAGAAAATAAAGCATGGAAACTAATTAATTTATGGAATTTTTCAACCCAAAAGAAGATGTCTTAGATATTCAACTAACTCAATACGGCAAATACCTCTTGTCGCAGGGCAAGTTTAAGCCAGTATATTATACTTTTCACGATGAAGGAGTCTTGTACGATTCTCAATGGGCTAGCTTCGAAGAACAACAGAATAAGGCAGAAGAAAGAATTCAAGAAGAAACCCCGTACATACGCCCTCGCCATGTTTTTTACGGAGTTGAATCTTCCGTAAATCAGTTCGCCGCTGCCTCAGAAGAGGCTCTAAAGGTTGGCGATGTTGTTCCGATGGTTCGAACCTCGGCGACTGCTTATGCTCTTGGCGGACAATTAGGAACATCCGAGCTTGGCTCTGTTTATTCTCCGTCATGGGAAGTTAGATTTCTTACCGGAGAGTTGTCTGGCTCAATAGAGTATTTAACAGGATCGGCGCCAACACAGAGAATCCCGCAACTTGAGGTGGAGTTAAAATATAAGACATATGTGCAAGAAAAAGAGACAACACTTTTGAACCAGGAAACGGCGACATATAATGATGTTACGGCAATCAACATGGAGGGCTTGCCTATCGTATCGACATACTTTGAGGATGATACTTTTCTTGCAATAATGGATAGCGAACCTCTGCTGTTGGAGATATTTGAAGAAAACACATCTTTTGAAGGTGAGAACTTTTATATAGAATTGTTTGAAGTAGAGACAGTCGAGTCAGCAGGCGGCGTCTCCACTCCAAGCATTTCAAGCGAATCCCAAACAGAAACATTAACCCCTCTGTCGTTTATCAGCCAACCAGAGCAAGTAGTTAATAATATATTACTAGATCAGAAAGATTTACCGTTTCAGCATGTCGCTCCTGACTCCACATATGCTGAATATTATTTTTCTATTCTCGCTGATCATGAAATAAGCCAGACAGCCCTGTGCTCCGCGGCTAGCAAAATTAGGAGAAGAGGCGCCGAAATGTCTATTTTCCTTGAGCAGTTGTCGGAGTGCCCAGATTCTGAGGTAACTGCGACTCCATATAATATTTATACCAGCAATGTGTCAGAGGGGGATGTTGAAGAATGTTAGACATGAACAACGCATCTGGCTTATTGGGGTCCAAGCTTCCAAGCGCCTATATAACGCAAGCAGTAATAGAGCAGGGCACTACCATAGTTAACCCCACCGCAGATGTTCACACCGGAAATGGCCCAATAGTAAATAAACTAAAATTCAATGGAGAAATCGAGCGCGTACAGGTTTCAAATGGAGAAGTCGCAAACCAAAAGTCCGTTGATAGCATGTGTAAGGTTACTGTGGTTATATATGACAGGGTAGATGCATCGGGAGAAACTTATTGGGCGAACAAAGACTTTTCTAAAAATATTAAGCTGAAGGTTTTACAGAGCACAAACCCTCAGTTCACTGCCAAGGCAAGGGTTAATGGAGCCTATACTGACGCGAAATTATATTCAAAGTTTTCCGGCATTACAGTTCAAGAGAGGACATTGTTGTTGACAGACGAAGAAAGCGCCAATCCGAGCGTGCCTTGCACGATAAACGGACATAGCGCGCTGAAATACAGCTTCACCTTTGAGTTTCTTCTGAAGGACGGATATAGTAGTGATTTGGCATATTTTGCATGCACCTATGTTGACATGGAGGCTCTCTCTGCCGAATTTGATATGGACATGTCGCCACGAATTTTAAAATATTACATGGGCAAGGTTAACTATCAGATAGTTTATGACGGAGGCAGATTTACGCCTACCAAAAAAGTCATAGACAAGACATTCAGAGGCGCCGGCGGAGCATTAGAGAGACTAGGGTTAAAATCCTCAAAAGCAGCAGGCAACGGGGGATAAATTCATGGCACAATTTCATCAATGGGAATTAGACACAATTGACGAATCGGTACTTGATGATTTAGGTGAATTCGCTGAAGGGGGCTACTTTTCAGAAGCATATGTCTCATATCCAGATATTGAATCATTCACCTACACCACGCAGACTCAAATCAAAGAAGGTGCTAATATAGTTTTCTTTTCCTTTGACATGGATTACACCACCATGATCACGGAAAAGAGCCCGTTTGCAAACTATATCGCAAACACTGTCAGTTTAAATCCAGATATTCTAGGCGATGTTCTGTCGAAAATAACTCTTGAATCCGTGACGATAACAAGAAAAAGGGTTGATGTAGACGAGGATGATGTAGAAATAGTAGTGGGCACTCCGGGCGGTGTGGGCGTGATGGAAGTCCTTCAGGATTCAGATGCGATATTCGGAGAGCGATGGTCATGGGAAGCATATATAACAGATGCGCTGGGCAACAGAGAGGTTGAAAGCGGCGCAGATATTCTGGCAACAATAGAAGAAGTACAGATGATAACGGTAGACGGAAGATATGCTGGCTATTCGACATTCATGGTTAATGACTTTGATTTCCCTGCCGAAGGGCAATATGAATATGAGGTAAAAGTTAGCTTCTCGGATTTAATAGGCGAGTATCTAGCTGATATTTTGGCAATTGTAGCAGCTTCAATTGGTAAGTTGGAAGAATATCAAGCCGAAGCGCTGTATACATGCTCTTTTGACTCTGCTTGGGGAGCTTTTGCAGAATTCTTTGTCGACTATCAATTGCAAAGATATGCCTCAATATCTGCCGCCGGCGCCTTCGACGACACTGAGAGTGCATCTCAGGCACCATGGGTGTGCCCAGTTGTAACTTTTTTGCAAGCATCTCAATACTTCTCAACGGAAGCTGTATCAACCGCAGCATATGCTGAAGTTGCCAATTCGCTATATTACGACTTGAGTCCTCTAACCGCCACCCCGACATCAATATTAGAAGTCATAAATATGCTTCAAGAGTTTATTGACATGCAGGTATCAGAGTACGGCTTAAACTTGTCTATTGCTGAACTGGCAGAAGGGTATTCCGCTGGAGCTTCTGAGGGCTGGCCAGTCGAGGTAATTTTAAATGTGTATGCAACTCTTAATGGGTATGCATATGGAAATAGCGTTGACATATCCGATACCTTTGGTTCAATGTGGGATATAAATGAAGGCAGGTATTCCTCCTACAGGACAATAACAAAATCTGAATATATCAATAGAATTAACCGTGAGACAAGCAAATACTTTGCGGAATTCCCTGAGAACGGTGCCGATCCTATAACAAACATAGACAAATATAAGACAGCGTACCTCACTCCGCAGACAATAACCACTGCCGGAGTAACTCTTAATACAAATCCGAAAGGAATGGGAAATTGGAATTCTTCGGATTACAGAAATGCAGCGTTAAATATCGTTTTGGCGAAGATGGATAAATCATCAGCCGCGGCAAACGGAGCTTCAACGGACAATGTGGCGGCATCAGTATTAGAGCGATCAGGCATATCTGTTAGGCTCGCGAGCGATGGCAGTAAAGTAAATCCTGCGACATCAAAAGCGTATGTTGATGTTAAAAGTCTCTTGACTAAAGACACTAAACTTTCGACAGATAAGACTAGAACGCCAGCCGAGAAAGATCAGCAACATGTATCTAAAAATATCAATGTATCTGCATTTGCCATGGCAATAGCATCACAACTCATGGCATCCGGAATATCAGATGGAAACATAAATGACATTGGTACCAAGCCTTTTGATGTTAAATATTTAACGCATAGGAAGATAAAAAACTATGATACTTCGACAGTGGGAAATGTTACGGAGGAAGAAGGGATAGGAGATTTGATGGCGCTGCCGCAGCAGATAAAGTCCCTTTTCAAGGCAAACAAATCAGTCGCTCGTGTAAATTGGCACTCAATGAATGCAGACGCAATCTCATCATGTATTACTTCGGCTATATTTGAATTGAATTACTTTAATGTTTATGCAGTATATGTTCTGGAATCATATGAGGCTTCCGAAGTGGGCCGCCCTTTGATGTTAAAACCAGTCTGGAGCCTTCTAGATAGCGACACATTCTATGGCTTGGGCGCTGGAAAATACTTGTGCAAAATATCAAAATATCAAAATCAAGCGCTTGGAATGGGGAGCGACACTCTCTATGATATTCCAAATACTGATGGATATTTTTGGTTGGAAGTTTAAGGAGGAAAGATATAATGGGAACATTCCCCAACAACAACAACATCAATACGCCACCAATCTCTGAAGGCTCCGGTATATCAGCAGGAGAAGTAGTGCCTATGGACGACGCCGGCGCTGGTACTGGCGAAGGAGGCAATTGCGCGGACGGCGAAACATATACTTTCGTCCCGGGCCTACCGGCGTTCGGCATAGAAGATTCATGGCAATGTCTGGCAGAAGGCGACAATGGCTATGCCGAAGTGGTTGACGAAGAGCCATCGGAAGAGATAGACGCAGCAGAGAGTGAAATGGGTTGCCCTGATGGCTATACATACGACGACACCTTTGTGTGGAGCGATGCAGATGGCACCTACACCGGCGCTTGTGTGCCAAATAGTGGCTGTGGAGACAATTTTCATTGGGTACCAACAACGATAACGCAAGGCGACTGCGTAAAGGACGATCCAGAGCGCACCTTCGAAGGCACAGATCTCGATGCGCTGATTGATGAAGCCGGCCCCACATTTACGCCAGTTGTGGCCTGCTGCGCAACAGAGCTTGGAAACGCCATAGCAACTTCTCTGTTAGAAGCTTATAAAAGTGAGTTGGCGGCTACTTATTAATAGGAAGATATAATGTCAGGTACATACGGAAAAGCTAGAAAATTTGTAAACTCATCAAACTATGGCAATGGCGCCGAGGATCCTATTAGGGATATTCTGGGCGTGAACTGGCATGGCAAGATGGAGATAGCAACTGATTATTCTGGAATGGATTCTAGAATATCCTCGATTGTTTTTGGTGAGACAGAATATGATCCGGCAGGGGATTTACATATGTCACGAACTTCTGTAAGAATAGTTGGCGACATTGATACATTAATTCAAGACACTTTCGTAGACGGACAAGGCTCGATAACTGCGCAACAACAGGAAGTAGCGATCGCCTCATGGGAAGAGTTTCTGCAAGAAGAAGTCCAAAATACTGCAATGAACAATACTTTTGAAGATTATGCTTTTGATGAGTTGGTGCCAGCAGAGGAGACAAGGACTTCCGAGGTAACTTCAGAGCTTGAAGAAAAAACTGCCACAGTGGAGATGATTTACAACTACTATCAGAAAGATTGGGAGACAAGCACAGGAATAACTTCACAGCCTGAAAGCGCGCTTCCAAATTTCTATGCTTTTGTTTCTGAGGCGGTTGAGGGAGAAGTGCTCACATTTGAGAACTTAGCTATTAACGATCCAGATCATGCTGAGTTTATGGCTAATCTTACTGCCAACGGCGCACTTTCTGAAGATATGCTTGGCAGAGTAAACGCTAGCGGTGATAACCACGCGTGGTCATATTTTAAATCTTATGGAAGGAATGTTTCTTCGGCGAACGATTTAGCTGATGTCTCTGATAGATTCTCTTTGCTTCTGGTTCCAAAATCTAGCGTCAACTTATTAACAGATTATAACTACAGAAAAGATTTGTTCCCATGGTATGCAGATATAAGATTCTCCACAGATGAGTCAGAGGTTCTCTCCTCCGCGCTCGATGAAGCTAATGTATATGAGATCCTGCTAAAAGATATGGCAGAGGGATGGTACCCCCGACCCGGTGTTGACGCGTCCCCAGCCGCCCCAATCAGTGCCCCATTTACATATTTAATAGAGACAGACGATAACTCAACTTTGATGGAGCAAGCCGGCATGAATGCATTCGGGCTCTATTCGTGGGTTTCGTCGTTCGCCTCCAACCCCTACAGTTTTGGAGCCGCGGGCATATTCTTGGGAAGCTCACAGAGCGATGGCGTTAAAATGGCAACAAGTGAGTCATCCCTTATGAATAAGGCACTGGCGATGTCAGTATTTTTTGGCAAACTATCAGCAATCACCAACACTCACAATAGAACCCCCGAAGAAATATATAAAGGATATATGTCATATTCTGATGTACTGGCATATCGTATCGTTAAATATAGAGGCCCCACCGAGGTACAGAGCATATGGATACCGAACGAAAAAGATTTAGACATGATATCTTATCTAGATACCCAAATTAGGTATGATCAAGAATATACATATGAGATTTTTGCTTATGTCTGCGTCCTAGGCGCCGAACTAAAATATGAGAACCTATCAAAATCTGTTCCAATTACTGGCGAGTGTATTGAATTCGTTGATTTCGTGACAGAAGAGCCGGTTGACGCAAGGGTTCCGGGACTAACCACTGCCACCAACCCCATAACAGGTGACAAAACTTACATAACTGTAACACCTTCTAGTATTGCAATGGCTGAATTTGACATTGTAACTGCAATATCTCCGATTGTTGTCGAGATACCGTACTATCAAACCAAAGGGACTGTTCTTGATAAGCCGCCCCTGCCACCGCATATAAGCGCCTATCCGTTCGTCGGAGTGCCGAACCGTATATCGTTCTTGCTTGAAGGCTCGATAGGGGAGATAACTGCGGATCCAATATATATCACATCAGACGATCAGGCGCTGGCAGCAGCGATAAGAGAAGCGAGATATCTCTCACCAGATGATCCGATTACTTATGGGACAGATGATTATCCGATAGAATTTCAAATGTTCAGATTAACCGAGGCGCCGGTGAGCTATAGTAGTTTTGGCTCTGGAAGAGTGTCGACACACTCAAGCCAGCCCATTATCTATAATAGGGATGAGTTTTCAACATCAATGGAGCTTATCGATGAAATCGAGCCGAATACAAAATATTATTATATGTTCAGGGCAATTGATGTCCATGGGCATGCCTCAAATCCATCCCCAGTTTATCAGGTAGAGATTGCGCAGCAGGAAGAAATTGTAATACCTCATATTGAAGTGATGAAAGAATTCGCAGATAAGGTACCAACAGCGCCAAATAAAAGCGCCAGAAGGTTCCTGCAAATCGAGCCGACAGGGTTGCACCAATTAATTAATGAAGAAAATTTTGCTAATTACTCTAGTGCAAGAGATCTCGTAGCGGCTCAAGGCGGGAATGTATCTCTGGGTATGGCAGATAAATCTGTTTGGGATAAAAAATTCAAGATAAGGCTGACATCGATGAAGACCGGCAAAAAGCTTGATATTAATTTGATTTGCAAGCCAGAGCATGTAACGACTGAGTTAGACAGTTTAGATTAAATACTTCGTGTATTTTGGGATATAAATACTATTTACAACAAGAAGAGGTAAACAAATGGCATTTTTAGATAACAGCGGCGACATAATTTTAGATGCAGTATTAACAGATACTGGCAGAATGAGATTAGCCAAAGGTGATGGAACTTTTTCTATTTCACAATTTGCTTTAGGTGATGACGAGATAGATTACAGTCTTTATAACAAGACTCACGCTAGCGGCACAGCATACTATGATTTGGAGATATTACAAACTCCTGTACTTGAAGCTTTTACCAATAATGTGTCTTCACTGAACTCAAGGCTAATAACAATTTCAGACACTAATGTCATGTACATGCCCGTTATGAAAATCAATGAGCTAGGCGGCCCTGCACGGCATGACATCGGCGCATATGTTGTTCTGGTTGATACCGTCACAGAGGACAAAGAGGGTACATCCGGAAATTATATTTTTGGCTTTAACGGAGCAGCACAGGGCAACAACTATATCCGGCTGGATCAGGGCATCGATAATGTCAATGTTGCCCCGTCAACAATACTGTCGCCCCAGCTAAGAGAGACATCCTATATGGTTCAAATTGATAGTCGATTTGCTGATATCATGGACCCGTCCAACAACGAAATACAAGCCGTCCGCCTTTTAGATGATGATAATATTGCGACATATGTCTTCTCAGAAGGCGGCGCTGATGAATTCATAGTAGTCGACAACGGCGAGACTCTCGCCGCACCGAGCACTCAAGTTATTGCAGGCGCCAGAGGAACCATTCTTAAGTTCTCTTTCCAGGCATCCGCCGAATTGAACACCAGCGAACAGTTGTTTACTGATCTCGGCTCGACTGAACTGACAACTGGCCCAATGGGTTTGCAGGCAGACTCTTACTACATCGACACTAGTGTGTCGGTACTCGGATTAACCACAGGATATCGTATTGATATACCCGTTAGATTCTTAAAAAATCAATCTTAAAAAATCAATAAATTATAGGACTCAAAAATGGCAACTTCTTTTAAGGCACTCACCACAAGCGACAAGGTTTCGACAAGGACGCTTCTTCATGAAGCAATACCTCTTACTGGAACCATTTTGTCCGGAACCTATTCTGATAACAATATCAAGAACTTCTCCCATGGAATGTTTCAAAGCGTATATGACTACCCATACTTAAGCTCCTCTGCTAACCATATTATGGACATTACAGTAGGATACTCATCGGATTCCGGATTGGCATCGACTGCAAATACTCAGAATTCTAAGAAAATTAACATCTATAACCAGATGGCTCAAGTCCTAGTGGGGCATGATCACCTCGGCAACATTTTGAAATTTGATCAGGACGGAGATATCGTTTCTGGAGGAACCAAGCTAAATGAATGTTTCTTCTTGAATTTCTCTCGACTCCTGACAAAAGACGAGATTAAGAAAGGATCTTTTGCAATTACTGTCATGACTGGCGGTACCTACAAAGCTAGGTTGGACGATCTTGTCATCAGCGATTCTGGCGCCGCTAGCGACTATCGAGTAAACTCTCCTGCTGGAGAATATGCTGTCTTGTATCCAGAGGGCGGCGGCGCGGATGGCAGAAAGGTTGGCTTGATATATTATCAGGCAGGCATTGTTGTCTTGACGGCATCTATCTTTGGTGAGTCTAACAAAACCGGCTCATCTGCGACAAATCCATTTGTTCCGAACACAGGATCTGACTACTTTGGGGACGGCGATGTTTCTGGAAGAATAGAGACAAATGTGCCAGAAATGTTCAGAGCAGCAGAAATCTCATCTAGCTGCAATGGTTTCCGAAACAGATTAGTTAATATTGCATTCAACAACACAGTTGAATTAAACTCCACCATTTACTTCTGCCGCGCAGCGCACAACGAATTCAACTTTAGTGCTAATCCAACATATCTAACAGAAAGCAAGATAAGAGTTAAGAATGAAGCTGCCGACTCGCCAATTTCATATATAACAACTGTTGGGCTGTTTTCCGCAGACAACCACATGCTAGCTGTCGCCAAACTTTCCGAGCCGCTCAAAAAAGATCCTACGAATGAATTAACTTTGCGCGTTCGACTAGACTACTAAGGAGGGCTCGCCATGGCTCTTTATAAGTTTGGGCCCAACGATGTCTTTCATAACAGGGTGAAAACACACCCCCAGTCTGAGTTTTTGATTTTTAATGGTGACATCTATTACAACAACAAGACTGCTGTTTCTGGAGCGTTTACTTCTAGCATTGGCGCGGAACAGGGGCACATAAACCTTTATGAGATGAATGTTGATAGGCTATCTGGCTCAACTGTCGCCGGCGCGCCAAAGATAATTTATCCTTTCATAACAAAAACAGGAGCATTGTCAGCGTTCAAGACGACGACAACAGCATCTTTCTCTAATAACTTCTCCTATGGAGATATTATATCTTCAAGCTACCCCATGACGGCTAGCCTATATAGGACTAATTATATCGAGAATGCATCAAGAAAACATATCACAGCGCTGAAGAATACTTTAAACATGTATGCCCCAGTGAGCGCCCACTATGTTTTCTCTTCTTCACTAGATGACACAAAAGGAGGGTGGAACAAGGGAACTCAAGCACTTGGCATGATTGAGATTCCAAGCATATTCTATGGCTCCAGCATCAGGAAAGGCTCAGTTAAACTTCAGTATTATGTCACCGGCACTTTGATCGCTGAAGCGACAGACAAAAACAGAAACGGAGAGCTTATACAGGTAAGCGGCAGCGCATATGCGATGACTCAAGGGTCTGCATCCGTCGCCGGCGTTGTTCTTTATAACGAAGGAATAATTTTGCTTACCGGCTCGTGGAAGCTAGAAGACTCAACCAGAGATTTTCTGGGCGATGCAACGGATCACCAATATGCCGCGTGGAAATTCTTTGGTGCATCAATGCCCGGCGATGGAGTTGGGGCAACTGCTACGATGTCTAATACAATTTCTAAAATTTCTTTCGAGGGGACAAACTATGTTCCAACTTTGACACTAATGGCTCATGCCAGAAGATCAGAAGTAAACTATTCGAATAACCCAACATATCTACAATATAGAACCAATGCTCGTGACCTCCCTGCCTCTGGGACAGATGGCTTTTCTGAGCAAAGCGAGCTAGCCATAAAGAATGTCGTATCTTCAGCATATGACTTTCCTACAGCTAGTTTTGAAAAAGTAACTTATATTTCTAAAATCGGCATATACGACGAACAGCAAAACCTAATCGGCGTTGCCGGCGTTGCAACTCCTGTTAAAAAGACAGAAAATAGAAACTATACTTTTAAATTAAAAATTGACTTCTAAGTTTAATCGTGTTATAGTATAGTATGATCCTCGGCTTAGATATTTCCACAAGCATAACTGGTGTCACAGTAATCAACAATGAAGGCGAGATCCTTCTCTGCGAAGCAATAGACACGAGAAATAAAAATCATTTCCCAACTCTATTCCACAAAGCCGAGAGAGTAAAAAACAAACTCCTCGACATCGAATCAGAATACGACATCAAGCACATCTACATTGAGAAGAGCCTCCAGACATTCCGCTCTGGTTTCTCATCAGCAAAGACGCTCTCAACTCTCGCATCTTTTAACGGAATAGTGAGTTGGATTTGTTGGGGAATCTGGGGAATGGAGCCGAAATACCTTTCAGCAACTTCCGCAAGAAAGTCTTGTGGCATCAAAGTTCCCAGAGGAATGAAAGCAAAACAAGTTGTTATGCAGTTTTTACTTGACAACGAGCCAGAGTTTGTTATATTATATACTAAGCATGGTAATCCGAAACCTCATGAATTTGATAGGGCGGATTCACTTGTTATCGCTAGGGCGGGGGCCATAAATGAAAGCAGAGAAGCTAAAGATAGTTCGTAATGCTCTTGGGCGCAGTTACAAGTCAGGATCCGAACACTTATTCCATTGCCCGTTCTGTAATCACAATAAGCTCAAGTTAAGCGTC